AGGGTTAACCCTAACTATTTTGATGATTTTGCGTAACGTTACCCGCCCCGGATTAGGGTTTTCCCTAATTCCGGGTGCCCAGGGCGACCTCTCATGTGACCTCATGTGACCAAGTGCCCTTCAGAAGGTCAACCGGACCTTGCCCTTTGGAACGTCACCCGGACCTTGTGCCCTTCAACGTTGCAGCCGGACCTTGTGCCCTTCGGCATGTCACCCGGACCTTGTGCCCTTCGGCATGTCACCCGGACCTTGTGCCCTTCGGCATGTCACCCGGACCTTAATTCGAAAAAACGAGTTGACACTGCTAAGCATTACCCGGTACTATTCGCCTGTAGTCACTGTTCATCACTGGAATCGATATGGAAACGAAGAAAGCACTGGCCGCGACAGAGGCTCAGACGATCCCGAGTCGCGTGCAACAAATAGCAGAACTCAAGGTCGGCGAGTCCTTCGCCATCGTCGAGCGCCTGGACGGAGATAGCGCGACCAAAGAGGCTATTCAGGAAGCCCGCTACCGCCTGCGCAATCTGATTGCGGCTGCCGTCAAGCGGGCCAAGGATCGCACGGGCGCCGTCTACACCGTCGAAACCGGGGAGATCACCACCCGATCGCTCGACCTGCTTGTCGTCGTGACCGTCACACGCATGGAGTAATCGTGAAAACCGTAAATATGAAACTCGACAGCTCGATCATGAAAGGGGACCACACGCTCGAACTCGCCCGCTACGTCACCACTCATCTTGCCGCCCAGCACGAAGAAGCCATCCGGGTGGCAATCGGAACGGTGCTTTTGAAGCTGGGCGAGACAAGCATCGAGATCACGCACGAGGATGTAGAGCGCGTCTCGAATCGAGAAATCAAGATCGAGCAAGGGCGCAACGGCAGCTGTGTTTTGAAAATCGTTTGAAAGGTTTCGGGTTTTTGAAATCGCTTTACCACCCTTTGTGAATTTTGAAATTCATTGGACCCTTCCGGGCTCGCAGGACGCTGTACCACCCTGCGCTTACTAACCTTCTTTCTTCTCTGACCTATGGACTACGACAACCTTGATTACTTCCCTCGCCGGGGAAAGCCGACCACTCGTGTCGATGAGAAAGGCGAGTGGACGAAGGAACAAAACCTGAAGGCCATGCGCGAGAGCGGCCTGGCGTTCCACGAAGTCAAGAACGGCGACGTGTGCGTCTTCCGCCAACCGGGAAAGCCTACCGTTGACTTCTTCACGCGCAAAAATCGTTGGCAGATTCGCGGCCAGAAGAAGACCACGCACGGCACCGTGTCGGAATTCCGCCAGTTCATTGCGCGACTGTGGGGCGAGCCTGTCACGCGCACGGCACCGTCCAAGCGCCGCCCGTACAACGCCAGCGGCTCACTGAGCGAGTACGGGCTTTTCCCCGAATGCGATGCCGCCAAAGACGAACTCGCTACGCCCGCTTTCTTGAACGATCCGAGGGGCCTCGAATGATGGGCGCTCTTCTGTTCGGCATCATCGGCCTTGCAAGCGGCTTTCTGAGCGGGGTTTTCATCACCCGCGCTTTCATCAGCATGCGGGGAGACGAATGAATCGCGTCCTTCCGCACGTCGAGATGATGGGAAGCTTTTACGTCGCGACGTTCGAAACGGACAAAGGACCTAAGCAGTACATAGTTGAAATCGAAAAGGACGGCTCGCTTTCCATCAAGAACTGGGCAACTCGGCGGCCAGTGGCTGCGAGCACATACGCAAAGATCCACATGAAGATCCGCGTAGCCCTGGACGACCACTCAAGGAACTAATCATGCAAACCATTTACAAGCTGATAGCCAAGCACATAACGAGCGACAAAAGCCGCGTCGATCGGCTTATCCATTACGCTCGCCGTCACCCTTACTCGCACCTGGGCGACTACATGGGCCGCTGGTGGGTGTTCAATCCCTACCACGACGAAGAGGGAAACGATATCGAGCGAAACTGGCTTATGCGCAATGTGCTGCCGTCTCTGCGCATCCATCACATCCGTCGGCCAGACGCGGACCGGCATCTGCACAATCACCCATGGAACGCGCAGCGCATTGTCCTGCGCGGCTGGTACACGGAAGTTTGCGACAGCTTCTTTCCGCAGAACGCGGGCGATCCGCTTGAAGCGGTCACGTTGACATGTCAGCGCACTTTGAAGGCCGGCGACACCGCCCCGCTGCGCTGTGGCGAATTTCATCGGGTCGCCGAAGTGTCGGAAGGCGGGTGCTGGACCCTCTTCATCACCGGCCGAAAGCGAGGCTCGTGGGGATTTAAGCTCGACGACGGCACCTTCGTGCATTGGCGTGAGTATCTTGCGAATCCGAGGATGTAACTATGGACCTGCCCATCAGACCTCGCCGCCCGGAAGACGGCTGGATCGAGAACGACGGCAAAATGCCTGTCTTGCCTCACATGCTCGTCGATGTTGTGATTGACCGCGACTTCGACCGAGCGATCTGCGGAAAACCGGCTGGGCGCTTCATCTGGCTAGTTGACGGCTCGCACTGGAACGTCACGCACTGGCGTCTACACGAAGAACTCGTGCCCGCCTGAAATTCGCCCGGCGCTTTGCACTTTTAGCGAGACCAGTACCACCCATCTCGGAGAAAGGAATGCCCGCAGAAGAGATAACTGCGACTCTTGAGTCGGCAGACAGACTGATTAAGGATGCCTTGTCGCTCAGTGCTTCTGTCTACCAGGTCGGCACCATGATCGATTTCAGAGAAAGCCACGACGCGACCGAATGGAAGTTCGGCATCGTGGTAGGCCACCGCGTCACCTGCTACTACCTGCAAACTGACCCTGAAAAGCTCGACCGGCGCGTCAAGGCCAATCGGGACACCTGGGGCTGCATGCGTCTCGAAATCCAGATACGCACACGTGGCGGCAGGATCACTTACGCGGCCCCGTCCGATGTTCGTTCGCACCAGGAGCGCCCGTATGAGTAACTTCACGCAGTTGGTTGTTGGTGTCCGCAGCCTGATCTACGTCCAGACTGAAGACGCGCTCAACGCCGTCATCGGCGCCTTGCGCGTGAAGCTTGTTCCTTACTACAGCACATACGAGTTGGGCCCGATCCGAGCCCTCTTACGCTACGTCGAGAACAAGCAACAGACCGCCGCTCTGGTAGCCATGCTGCCGGCGCTCACCAGCCAGGTCGCCATTCGGGCCGACCGTTTTATCTGGATCGAAGGTCCGTACTACCGGGCTGAGCCGAACAGCACTGTGTTCGAACTCGCCAAGTCCTGCGTGCGAGGCTCCGAATTTCGCAAATACATTTTGAAGAAGGAACAAGTATGAGCCGGATTACCGTCGGCGCAGAGTACCTGCGTATCGCTAGGATGTTCGCCGTCACCGACCGCAAGAAGGCGCACATCCATCAACGTTTTATCACCGCGGCCACGTACATTCTCTTGCACCCCACGGGCAAGACGGGCCTGCACGTCATCTCGACTGACGGCGCCGTGGTGTGCATCCAGTACGACAAAGACGGTGCTGCTGACCGCGCGTACACGATCAAGATCGACGACGATACGGCCGGCCACCTGAAAGGGAATACGGTTGACTCGCGCCAGGTCGTCATCGACATGGAAAAAGATCGCCTGCGGGTCCTGGAAGGCACCGAGACGGTCTTCAAGGCTGCGCTCTGCAACAACGTCCGAAAGGCTCACATCTTCGAGCACGCTGGGCCGAGCCTTCCGACCGGCGAGAACGGCGTGATGATCTATCCCGACTGGCGGCGCATCGCGCCGTCGGAAGAAGACCTTACCGGCATGAAAGAAGGCTTCCCGGGCATTATCAGCATGCGCTACCTGCGCACCATCGCGGCCATGTACGACGACTGGCTCGACTACCGCGACGTTCGAATCCTGCATAAGCCGCGCGGAACGCTGGACGACTCTACGATATACGCGCAGTTCCCGTGGCGGCCGCAAATGCTGCTCATCATCGCCCCGCTGACCGGCGGCGAGTTCGACTCCCAGGGAAACGCCTTGGAAGTCCTCAACCCTGAAGCAGAGGATGACGAGCTGTGAGAGTAGCAATTGCTGGATCAAGCTGGGTGAATGATTTCGGCGTCATGTGCGAGGCAATATCGGGCAGCGGGCTTTCCGACAGAATTCGAGTTGTGCTTCTCGGCTGCAAGCGCGGGCCTGGCGTCACCGCTCGCACCTGGGCGGAACTGAACAACATCCCGGTCAACTACTTCCCGCTGATGAAGGAAAGCCCGAAGGGCAACAAGAACGGGATGCCGCACGTTACACGAAACAAGGCGCTGATCAAGAACGCGGACGCGCTGATCGCGTTGTGGGATGGCGAAAGCTGGAACACCGCCCACGTCATCTACCTGGCGCAAAAGAAGGGAATTCGGCTGTACGTTCATTTGGTCAAACCACCGAAATAGGGAGTCATCGTGAAGCCTGTCACTATCACCGTGGCGATGGATCGGCGCAAGACGCACCACCGCGACAACGAAGTGTGCTTGAACACGGAAGTCATGGCGAAGCTACGCGAGGCCGGCGTGCCGGTTGTCGGCAATATCAGCATCATCGGTGTCGAGCGCGGCACACTCAGCATCACCGCCGACCGAGTGTTCGGGGACTACATCTTCTCTTGGGTTGACGACGATGAAGACGAGGACCCGGCAGCAGGGCTGTAACTACACTGTTACAATTCAACATTTGACACGGTTTAACAGTATCTGAGAGAGTTATCACTGGTGAACCGTAACCAAGCAAGGAAAGGAAAATGAGCAACTACATCGAGCAAATCCAGCATCCCGAGAACCGCTACGAAATCGAGGAGGCAGCAGCGGTCCTGCTGCGATACTGCCACGGGATCGCCAAGGAATCCGGCTGGTGGACGAACTTGAAAACGGGAGAAGACCTCACGTCGCCGCTGTTCGGCTTGCACAATGACCCGGCCAGTTTGAACGTGAACGTGCCGGAAAAGCTGTGCCTCATTCACTCGGAAATCAGCGAGGGGATGGAAGGCTTTCGCAAGAGCCTCAAGGACGACAAGCTCAAGCATCGCCAGATGCTCGAAGTCGAGTTGGCCGACGCCGTGATCCGAATTTTCGACCTCGCCGGCGGTATCGGGCTCGACTTGCCCGGCGCTATTGCCGAGAAGTTGCATTTCAACACCGTCCGGGCCGACCATAAGCTTGAGAACCGTAAGCAGGAAGGCGGCAAGGCGTTCTGAGGGGAGAGCCGCTGCGGATCATTTTGTTGGAGCAGATGCCAATGTTGACAACTCAAGGGGATAACACGTGAAAGCACTTTTTAAGAACGCAACCATATTCAACCTGGACGCTGATTTCGTCAGGAATATCATCGACTCTGAAGGGGCGGACCTGTCTGAAGCCCTGCTTTCCCGAGAGTTCAAGCCCATCGACGGCGCGGTGCCGCTTTCGGCGGGATTCGTTCCGCCGTGCGAGTTTACCGACGAACTCGACTACACCTTGAACACCTATTCGCTGATCGCCCTGCGCATCGAGAAGAAGGTGCTGCCGGCCAGCTTGGTCAAGAAGGCAGTGGAAGAAGAAGTCGAGCAGTTTCGTGCCCGTAACGGCTACCGACCGGGCCGCAAGCAGCGCATGGAGCTGGCCGAGGATGTGAGGTCGAACCTGCTTCTGAGAGCGCCGAGCGTTCATCGGGACACACGAGCGCTGATTGACCTCAAATGCAACCGGATAATCGTCGATAGCGTGAGCACGGGCGTTGTCAGCCAGTTCGTTGAGGCGCTGAACCGCCTGGACGTATCGGTGGGCCTGAGCAAAATCCAGACGGTCAAGCATCCTCGCGCCTGCATGACAGACTGGCTGCTCGACGGGGACATACACGAGTCTTTCATGGTGGGCGAGAGCGCCACGTTCGAAGGCCAGGGTAGCGCCAAGGTCACCTACAAGCAGGCCAGGCCGAGCCACGAGGAAGTCCTGAAGCACACGTCAGAAGGCCGCGCCTGCACTCGTCTTGAACTGACTTTCCGCGACTGGTTTACATTCACGCTGACGGCCGGCTTGGAAATTCGAGGCATCAAGCCTATCGACCAAGGGACGGAAAAGGCCGACGAGCTTGACAAGGAAGGTCAATTGCAAGCCGACATCGCGCTTTTCGGCGGCCAGATGCGCGAGCTGTGCGATGACTTGTTTGCTGCTCTCGGCGGACAGAAGAAGTTCGGCGAGGAAGAAGAAGACGACGAACTTTAATGACCAGGGCGGCATCATCTTGGTGTCGCCTCAACAAATAGGATCCCCCATGGACATCATGAAAGCAAACATGGCTGCGCTGTTCGAAAAGGCAATGAAGGCCATGCCGAAAATGCGCACATCTGATTTTCTGAGCCCGCATTACGACGCCACTATCAACCGCCTGATGAGTAAGGAAATGTTCGGCTATGTGCCTGGCGAGCCCGGGGCGAAGCTCGGCAAGAAAGCCGCCAAAGGCACGGTGGGCCTGCGGCACGGCGCCCCCTTCGGCCAGCGCTGACCCCGACGAACTCACTCCAAGGAAAGGATGATGAAAACTATCGACCAAATCTCGGAAGCAGCCATCGAACTCGGCGACGAGTTTATCGAGAATGCCTTCCGGCGCGTCTTCCACAAAATCAAAGGTCCGGGGTTCTCCGATCGCCAGATCGTGAAGCGCCGCTTCGCCGCCGAACTGCAACGCGCAGCAGATCGTGGGGCGTTCGTACAGGCCGGCGCCAATCTGGTTCCGTCGATCAACGCCATATTCGAAACCGTCGGTCATGGGGTTACCGGATTGACCGATGCGAAGGTTAAACGTGTCGAACGTCAAGACGACGGCTCGTTGACCGTGGTGATCGACAGTTGGCCCACTCCGACCACCGTCATTCCCACTACCCAAGGTCGCGCCTACGCCATCGAGGGAACGCAGGACGGTACGCAGTCGTCCTACGGCACAGTCGTCAAGAAGGGCTACGAGAGCCTGTTCGGCATCCTCGTCGAAGCCCTCAACCAAGCCCAGGCAGGCAAGGGAGCTGAGCGCCACAACCTCGGCGGCGGCCTGCCGTTCGAACGCCAGCGCATGCAGCAGATCAGCGAACTGATCGGCAGCGTGGACGGCATGAGCTACCAGGCGTGCAAAAAGATCACCGAGGGCGTGAAGCTGCCGACGCTGGACCGCCAGGTGGCCGAACTGCTGGGTGCGATCAACTACATCGCCGGCATGATCACCTTCCTGCGCAAGCGGGCGACCGAGAAGGGCGACGACTGCGATTGCGGCCTTTGCGACGCGCCCGATCCCAAGACGGTCACCGCCAAGGTGACTGCGGATGCCACGGAAGCGCAGCGTGTGTTGGAGCGAGAGGCCGCGAAGCTGCGCCTCCGTCTCGACGAACAGCGCGTGATCGCGATGGCCCGCCAGTACCTGACCCCTGAAGGCGTCGCCAAGCTGGAAGACGCCTTCCTCAACGACGTTGCTGACGCCTGACCTGGAACCATCATGACAAAACTGGAAATCCCGCCGAGCGAGTTCGCGACCGAACTGACGCGCGGCAACCTTAAGACCGCGATGAAGGAGGCCGGCGCGAAGTCTGCCGACTTGTGGGCAGTCCATCCTTCCAAGCTGCGCAAGATTGAAGGCTTCAACGGCCGCATACGCACGCCGGCCTATCTCGAACACCTGGCCCGCATCAAAGAGTCGATTCGCGAGAACGGCTACTACCAGGACAAGCCGCTTGCAGGCTTTGTCGCCCGAGAGGACGGCTGCGACGTGATCTACATCACGGAAGGCCACACGCGCTTCGAGGCGGTCTGCGAGCTGATCGCTGAGGGTCACGAGATCGAGAAAGTCCCGGTCGTCGTCAAGCCGAACGGGACGACGATGGAAGACCTCACCTTCGCTCTCGTCACGTCCAACGAGGGTCGCCCCTTCACGACTTTCGAGACGGCGCTGATGGTGAAGCGCCTGGTCGGCATGGGTGTCGATGAGGCAACCATCGCCAAGCGGCTTGGCTTCAAGTCGGGCAAGAAGTACGTCGATGACCTGCTAACGCTTGCCGGCGCCCCGAAAGCCGTGCGCGACCTCGTGATCGCCGAGAAAGTGTCGGCCACCCTCGCCATCCAGGAGCTGAGCAAGCACGGCGCCAAGGCCGCCGAGCGGCTTCAGGCGGCTGTGGCGAAGGCCGAGGCGAAAGGGAAGAAGAAAGCAACCGCCAAGCACGTGGAAAATCGGCCCGCCACGGCGACGAAAAAGGGCAAGGCAGGGGAAGACCCCGCTCATGTTGAAAAAACGCAGCCACGGGGCGAAGTCAACGCCGACGATGTGCTCGCGGATGCCGTCGCATCCGGGTTTGACCCGGCCGACGAGGCTGCCCGGGAGCGCCTGCTGGTCTTCGCGGCGACGTTGCTGGCCCGGTTCGGCATAGAACTATACGCGCTGGAACCGGATTCGGTCGAGCCTGAAGAAGTCGATCCTGCCGAGGGGCTATGATGGCTACCACCAGTGAAATCGCCCATAAGCTGCTGCGCTATTACCGAGGGGCGCAGCGGATCTTCAACTACGGCCGTTTCCGGGCGATGCGATGGGCCGTTTCTGAAGTGCTGAAAGAACTGGTGGAGCAACGCAAATAGGATTGCCTCAGCTTGTGCCAGGCAAAAAAAGCCAGCCCGAAGGCTGGCTAAGAACGGCCCCTCAAGGAAGTCGGGTCGGACGGGGCTAACTCATGTTTATCTGGCCTCGTCCGGCTGGATCATTTTCAGGCCCAGCCGGATGAGGACCGAAAACGGGTTCTCGTCGCTGATGTCGGCCCCGGCCAGGAGCGCCTGGCAGTCGGCCAGCGTGGCCGAGATGCCATTGTCCTGGCAGGCGGCGAACATGGTCGCGCCGGTCGCATCATCGAATGCTGCCCACATCTCTTCCGGGGCATAGCCGGTCATCATCCAGTGGGTGGCCGGCTCCGCGCCGGTCGGCGAGAGCTTCGTGATGAACTGCCCTTCCACCGGCCCGCCACCAAGCGCCGAGGCGACTTCACGCCCAAGGGCTACATATTCATCCGTGAGAACTGCCGTGCGGAAAACATCCATAGAATCCCCCGATTAGAGAATCGCGGCGCGGTAGCGCATCGCTTCGTTGATGGCGTGCTCGACGGCCACCAGCTCATCGTCAGACGGCATTCTCGTGACAAAGGCGAAAGCGAAGATGTTGCCGTTGAACGGAAGGGTGCTGCCTCCGCGCATCCCGATGTAAAGCGGGTAATTGCCGAGGTTTCCCGTCCCCACTGCGGCCGTGCCCTCGTCCTTCGTGACGCCGCCCAATCGGATTCTGCTGAGGTTGCCCCCAATGTCGCCTAACCCCGATGCGACCCCCATCGAAGGGGCGGCGAGAGGGGTGCCGCGAATTACGATGGCCGAGTTACCGCGCAAAGCAAATCCAATGTTTGGGTTGCCTGCTGAATAGGGGGAACTCACATAGAAAGATCCGTTGTTGGAATTAGCGTTGGCGCTCATCTCGGCGATCATGGCGATGGATGAATTTTTCATCTTCTCCAGCCCAATCATCACCGCTACTTCGCTAAACCCCGTGCAGTCAATGTCACTCGTAACCAGGTAGTCATCTACGCCATCAAACTTGAGGTAGGTTGGGAAGCCTGCCCGATCGTAGCTGGTATCCGAATCGACCCACTGGTACGGCTTGATGTCGGCGCCGTTCGTGACCTGGGGCTGGGCGACAATGAGGTCGAAAGCTTCTGTAGTTGACCCGCTCGCCCCGAGGTACACCCTGATAGAGTCCCCGACTGAGATGCCGCTGCTCTGGGTGTAGGTGCAGAGGTAGTACCCGTTACCCAAGGGGCGCATTGACCACCCGGTGCCGCTCATAGTGCCCGTACTCAGGTTGACCGACGCAGCGGCAAAGTTTGTGCTCGTCGTCGCGTTTCTGAGCAGTAGAGTGGCATTGACGGCCATCCCCGGCCCAGCTTTGATCGCCACCGAATAGGTGACAACCGTAGAAGTGGCCGTGAAATCGGCAAACAAAGGCCCGGTAGACGGGCCGGTGAACCGAACACCATCCATCAGCCCTGTCGGCCCGAGTTGCCCAGGCGACCGAGTGCCGTTGGCAAAGTTAACCGCGTCCATCTTCCGCGTATCCGTCAACAGGTTCACGCGAGCGCTGATGGTCGGGCGACTTCCCGAAGCAGACTGATAGAGATGGTTCCCGAGGATCTTCCGGCAGGACACATTGGCGAACTCGAACACCGTCCCCGCGCCGCCCGATGCCGGGACGTTGCGACTCGCCAGAGTCACGTAATGTGTCGTGTCGGTGGCCCGGAAAACCATCCGGCCTTTTAGCATCGTGCTGCAAGGCGCCGCCTTGTTATCCAGGTACACCTCGGCATTGTTGACGAAGTTCCCGGTCGGGTAGCCTGCGATGCCGAAAGCCGGCAGAGCGCTTGGAGCTCCTGCGCCTGCCGTTTTCTTCCGCCCTTCCAGCGTGACCTCGTACCACGCGCCTACCTCGCAGGTGACCGGGTACATATACCGGATCTGGGAGTCCTCGTTTTCGATTTCCAGAACACCGTCGTTGACGGCAATGTGGTAGGTGCCGCTGTAATTCGGTGCGATCACCCAGCCATCCGTACCGTTCGAGAAATCCCCGTTCGTCATCAGTTCCGGGCCGCGCTCCAACCCCTTGCTCGGGTCCAGCGACAGGCCAACGGTTTGCTCCACCGACATGACCGGCTGAGCGCCGAACTCGTCGCGGAATAGCAGGTGATTAGGGAACGCCTCGATGAAATCCCAGTCCGGGTTTCCGATCTTCTGGTAGGGGGTTCCGGGGTAAGGGTTAAGCTCGAAGGCCGTGACTTTGAATCCACGATCCGAGGACGTGCTGTTCTTTTGAATTCCTGTGGCACCGGCAAGGGTAGTCAGTGTGCGGGCCACCCTTAGCCGGTATCTGCCACCCCCAAGATCGTCAACGGTGACTTGGCCTGAAACAATGGCCCCGGCGAGGTAGATCACAGCGTCTGCATTGGCCCCGGAGAGAGAAATCGGCCCTCCGTCGTCCATTTCAACAACCATGCTGAATTGGACGGTCATCCCGACCTCAGCGCCGGTTCCGCTCAATGCCTGCCGCACATAGGATGCCGCGCTTTCGTGCCTGCCAATGTGGATGGCACCGTCGAAGCCATCCATCGTTGTGGCCTCGACATCGCCGTTCGTCGCAGCATCGGACAGTCCGTGTGGGAACTCCGACCAGTCGAACAGATTGCGCCGCCAGCGCAGCTTTTCGTCAGTTAAATCGGCGGGCCACACAACGGCCCCCTGCTCGCCGTTCGAGAACAGGGACCCAATGACATCAGCAATGGCGGCGCGATGGGCAGGGTAGGTTTCTCTGCCAAGGCGGGTAGCACGCAGTCTCATGCCAGCTCCGTGATTTCGAGAACTCCGTCCAGCAAGCCGTCACGGATGGCGGCGATGGTCGATCCAGCATCGACTTGAAGGTCCAAGCGCTCGCCGTCGGCGATGAAGTGGTCGGTGGCCGTGGCGGTTTGCGAGCCGCTGCCGATGCGATAGCGGGCATCGCCGCTGCGCTGCCGGATAGAGATCCGCGTGACGCCGGCCGTCAGCGCAACGGACGCGCTGGTGGCCCCGGTAGTGATCTGCCGCGCGACGGTCGGCTTACCGAGAGTTTCCGTAGGCACCCGACCGCCGACCAGCGCCGGGATGCGACCAAGCAGCGTCGTCCAGTTCTGCATCCCGCGCTTGATGAAGGCGATGATGCTGTATGAGCCGGCGTCGCTTCCTGCCGCTGCGTCAGCCAGAACACCAAGGGCGGTGTTTGTCGTCGAGGTCAGCGTGCAGAGGCGCTTGATGAAAGCGATCAGCGAGGCCGTGACTGAGTTGCCGGGTGCGGCCGTATCTGACGGCGATCCAATGCCAGCGACTGCGCTTTCTACGGCCTCTTTGACCATGAGCTGCGTTGCTTCGAGCGCTCCGGCCACTGTGCCGAGATAATCCAGGTCGGCGCTGTTGGGCGCAGCGATATTGGCGCCTGTCGAGGCATTGAACCAGATCGTTGCGACGAGCACGGCCGGGTCGGCGGTGACGTTGTAGATGTCCGACCGCACGATGCGGTCGTTCAGGCTGTAGTCATCGCCATCTGCTATCGCCTTGTATTCGATGGTGCGGATTTCGTAGTCGGTGCTGCTGCCGCCAGGAATGTACGGCAGGCCGCTGGAATCTACGAGAATGACGGGGATGGGGTAGCTCATGGGATTTCCTTGACGAACGGGGAAATTTTACCGCCTCGCCAGCTTTGCGGGCGTTGCACGCTCCCATCCGCAGCGAGAGGCGCCGGTTTCATTGTGAGAAAGGATTTGCCGCGCAGTGCCGTCCGAAAGGATGTCGGACTTGCTGACGTAGATCGGCCGCGTCCAGGTGCAGCCGGTATCGATGATCTTAGTCGCGGGACCAGTCGTTGCGCAGCCGGTCAGTAGCGCCGCCAGCAGGCAGGCGAGAGGTTTCAATGTCAGCATCGTTGCGCTCCTTTGCGGCATTGAGCGCTTCGTTCAGCGCTGCCGCATCTGATTTCGCCTTCTCGGCCTCAGCGGCTTGATGGGCGGTCTGCTTGCCCTTGCTGCGGCCGACCACGAAGGCCGTGCCGATCGCAGCCAGAACGGCCAATATAGTAACGGCCCAGCCTTGCAGCCGGGCCACCAGACCACTCAGAAAGTCGCCGATCATGGTTACACCGCCTTTAGCGTCCGCCGCTTGCGCCATAGCGCATATGCCGCCGCGCCGGCCGATGCGACGGTAAGGACAATCAACGCCACACGCAGCCAGCTCGGCAGGCCCGTAGTTGCCGTCGAAACCGCCTGGGCTTGCTGGATGGCCGGAGTGATCTGCTGGACAATCTCGATGACCGCAGCGGCCCCGCCGGCGGCAGCGGCGGCTCCCGCAGCGGCTCCGTCGGCAGTCATCAACGTGGACTTCACGGGCTTAACTACGCCGGCCAGGCGCATGCCCTCGTCAATCGTCGTGGAGTTGTACCAGGTGTTCGGCGTCTTGAGCGGGCCGGGGCCGTTCTCGTGCCGGATGATCGCTTCGATCATGGGGCGCAGAACGTCGTAGTCATGGAAGTTCAACCTCGCGCTCGGAGATACGCCCATCGCCGCGCTGACGATGTTGATGTAGTCCGCGGTGCTGTTTTCGGTCGGCGGCGCCCAGCGTGTGATCGCGCCGCGCACCGTGTCGATGCCATACTTGTCGTAGTACGTGATCAGCGTGCGGCACATGGCGCGGATGCCCCAAGCGGCCGTCTTGAACACGCAAAACCGCGAGTCTTTACTGCGGCCGTTCGGATCGAGACCCTGCCAGGGCTCGCCCCATTCCAGGTTCCCGGGGTTATTGTTTCGAATTCCGCGTGGCTGGCTCATTTCGTCCACCCTTTGAGGTCATTGTTGATTCCTGCGCGGTTGAACAAGAGCATGTCGAGCTTTTGGCTCATGTCTCGCAATTCCCCCTTGATTTCGGTGCGAAAGGCTTGAATCTGCTCGGCTTGGTTTCGCGCCTGAGCGTCCTGAATACGCTCCAACCGCTTTACATCTTCAGCCGCGCCTTTCGCGATTACTTCGATGGACTGTATGCGCTCATTCTGCGAAACGATGAAGTTGAATACACTTCCAACTGCCACAAGCATGCCGATAAGTGTCGGAATGTTGAGGGTTCTGTCAAAAGTCCATCGTCGAACTCGTGGGGTTTCCGACATGCTCACTGCTAAATCTCCGGCTAGCGTACAGGTGAATTAACACCAAAATGTTGTCGCTGACAACACGGCTTCCGGGAGCCAATTGTACTGCGTTATCAGCGACGATCACATATTTTCGGCCTTCGCAATTAGGCTTTTGCCTCGTATCCAACTTCCAGGTCCGCTATGGCGGCCGGGGTCAGCGGGGAGCCGTCCGGCATCGTTTCCATAATCACCATATCGGCTCCGAAATCGCCTGTACGCTGAGTCACTTCCTGCTCGAACTCGTCGGTGTCATCCCGCGCAATAAGGGCCAGCGTCCGAGGGTTCGCGTTGACCTTGCGGTGAAATGCGTACATCGCCACCGCGTGGACCGTGGCCCCGCTCGGAACAGCGGACGTATCTATCGTGAACGTGTCAGGCAGGTCGTTGGTATCGGGCGACTGGTTGTAAGTGGTAGTCGAACGATTCGTCTTGTTCACTGCGGAAATGTTGGTCGTAGCTCCACCCATGGGCGTGAAGTTGGTTTCAACTTCAGCCACGAGCGGGGCGCGGCGGACCTTAATAACGCCGAGACGGGATGTGTTTTCCGTCCCGCTATCGTCCAGGGCGTAGATGTCGTCAAATATGTTTTGAAAGCTAGATGACGAGGGCGCAGTGGTTACTCCTAAGTTGAAGCGGTCGGCGCTTGTCAGCGAAGTGGTCGCGCTGATTATCGGAGTGGTGCCGCCGTCAAGATACACATCGACTGTGCCGGAGGAAAAGTTGTATTCGACAGTGATGTAGTAGTACCCGCTCAGACTGACAATTCCATTCGCCGAATACGTGCCGTTGATGTACAGCCGCCCATTGGTAGCATCGAAATAAAGGATGTCATCGGCACTCGTGGAACTTGTGTTCAGGGCGCCGGAACCTACTCGTAAAAATCCCCACGTTCCGCTCACCCGGGCGCCGAGCAACAACCCGACGACAAGTTTCGTCGTTACCGTCTTGCCTAGGTCGATGGCTACATTCGCCCAATACCCGCTTGAATACGTCACGGCTAGTGCTCGTGAGGTAGCTCCGTCCGGTCCGTTCACAAGCTCAGTCATATCCGATGTAAAGAAGGCGTTCGACGTGAGCGTACTGTTCGGGCACATCGTTTTAAACTGAGTAGGGGTAATCGAATCCTGGTTTGCGTGAGCGTCAAAAGGGTCTACAAATAGGAGCGCCATAGTTAACCTCGTGCTTGTGCAGTTGTCAGGACGCCGGCCAGGCGGCAGCGCCGGAAGGTTTGTTCAAAGTGTACTCAGGGATGCGGACGGCGACTTCTTCATAGCTCGGGTCGGTTCCTGCCGAATATGCGAACACTGCCAGGTATAGCGACTGGCCACTGACTGTAGCGGGGTGCGTCCCTTGCAAGACGCCGTTCTTATAGAACGAGATTTCGCCAGTGGTCCTGTTGAGAAGAACGCCAATGCGGTCACCAGGGGAATAGGAATCTCCGAATGTGACGTAGTTCGGCGGGTTACTTGCTTCGCCTGACGCGAAATACGAATAGGTTTGCGCCCCGACTGGCGACGAACCGTCCATCACGTCCTTCGTTCCATACGCTGTGCTTTTCAATGACACAGCTATATATCGAGACCCGGCGTTGCAGGCGATCACTTCCAGCTCAGCCCAATATGTTCCTGTCGCGCCAGAACTGATCGTAACGGGCAATACTGCTTTGCGCCAACCCGTGACGGTCGAATGCCGCGTAAAGTCTACGCGCCTGTCGTCTTCGCTCAATTCAGCATACGCTGTGCTTCCAAAAAGCTGGAATGTCGCCGGCTGGTATTCGCCCGCGACTTCAGAGTACATCGCAAGCGCGGACAATTGCGCCACCTGGATATCTGGCGCACCGGGGTTCATAACGGTAAGCGCGGACAGTTGCGCCACGTCGATTGGCGAGCTGAGGGTCTTGAACATCACCAGCGGCGAGAGCTGCGCCACTTGTATCGGAGTTGGCGGCGGCTCGACTTCGAAGATACCGCCAACACGCGAAAATGAAGTGAGACCGTCGCGCTGCGTGTACATCGACCATCCGATATGCCCCAGCTCAGATACGGAAATCAGCTCTGCGTAGGTAACGGTCTGCGAGGTTCCTGTTGTGACCTTGCGAAGTCCGTAAGAGTTATCGGCCTTGGGCGTCCCATCGAACAGCTCTATTACCGTCTCTTGGTCGTCTTCGGGAGAAATCGACGCAGCAGTCCAGTCGAGTATCTGCGTCACTTCGGTTAGCCGGTTGCGATTTGACCAGGTGAAAACAGCGTCGCCCCCCATCGGAATTTGCGTTGTCGGACCCCACGGCACATTGTTAATGCGGACATCGGCCGGCCGCATCGGCATGTGCGGGCGACGAGATAGCGTGCGGTTGAATTCGACGGCCAGGGATTCGTCCAGGGATCCTTGCGAAGTGATCGGCAGCGCTTTGTACCGGGCAAGTTCGCCGGCGGCGCGGATTGTCGCGATGTCGTCGAACGAGACGGCCGGGTCGATGATCCAGAATGGCGTGCCGGCGTCCCAGGCGAGCGGCTGCGTGTCCAGCACGCCGCGTCGAACTGTCCAACCGCCGATGCCGGACCCAGTGATCAGGCACAGCTCAGCGCGATTAAACGCGGCGTCATCGTTTGCTTCCGAGAAGTTCTCCGGCGCACCGATCCAGATGAATGCGCCGACCTTCGGGAAGGTCGATCCGTAAAGCGGGGCGAGATTGCCAATCGTCGAACTCGCTTCGCGAGCCAGCGCCGCCGGCAGGACGCCGTATCCGAGCGTGGCCTTCTGGTAAAGGTGGGTCCACTCCGGCGTGCCGCCTGAGTTGGTCAGGTAAGAGAGCAGCTTGTATTCGAAGGTGTCGCCGCCCGTTTGCGACACAAGCGTGCCCGCTCGCACTTCGGGGTCCTCGATGTTCTCGGCATCCGTGAGGTTCGCGAGGAAGTAGGTGGGCAGCGTAACAACGAGCTGCATGCTTGACGGAATAGGCGCGGGCGGCTTGGACGGGTCCACCCAGCTCGTCGCGGGCGGCGTGACATAAGATCCGACCGGGACAGCGAATACGTCCTCGACCAGGTTCACCTTGATCGCCTGACTACCAGGTGCGCCGTAATCGACCTTGCCGACTCGCATGACCAGCTCGTTGAGGCCGTAGTCCGGCCAGGTGACCTTCACTACGTCCCCTGGAACGAGATCCCAGTATTTGCGGTTCAAGATCACGTCACAAGCGGCAAGCGGCGCGGCCGCAACGCGGATGTCACGCAGTGCCAACCTGGCCGCCAGTGAGGCGTTCCGGATGGCGTAATAGTTGCGGCTATCCGAGACGATGCCGCCCTGCGCTGCGATATTCCCGAGGTCGTGGACGGTGACCGTTTCTTCCTGCTCGTTTTCAGGGTTGGTCCAGGTAGCGACGATCTCGTTGACCGTTTCGCCGAGGCCCTTGCGCTGGAAGTTCGAGAAAATGGCGTCGTTCGGTGTGATGACCGGCAAGTCGTTCACGTCGTAGTCGTCACGCACGAGCTTGATCGTCCACTTGCCCGTGCGCGGATGCTGAAACACCCATCCGTTGATGTGGTCCTGCATTTCCTTGACGATCTGCTCGACGCTCGACTGGTTGACCCATGCGAACGCCCCGCCCATCCCCTCATCCCACAAGGTCTGCGCGGCCGCATTCCAAGAGGCAAGGTCGAAGGACTCCGGCGGCGCACCCATCCCGAGTTCGGGGATGGTCATAAGCTCGTAGATGATGTGGGCGAAATTGACTGTGCCGTCGGGAAACTGTGCGATACCGCTATTAAGGCCACCCGGGACGTTATGGACTGTCACCCATACCGGCTTGATGTAAGGCTGGTTCGCTGACCAGTAAAAGCCCGGGCGGTCGCCAGGAAAGCCAGTGAAGAAAAGCGACACGAGACCGCGGAAGCCGGGCACACCAGGCTCGCCGGTCAGCTTTGCGGCCAGGAAGTCGCTCAGAACCTGACTGTCGCCACCCATGAGCACATGGCACTGGCCCGACACGCCGCCTTCGCCTTTGATGCCGCCGAACAGCTCAGGGTTGTGAATGTCCAGGGTCGTGTTGGCGGTGACTTCGCCTTCCCAAAATTTCTTCTCGTCGATGTAGAGGGCAGTGATTTTGTCGGCTCTGACGCACACGCCCATATGAATGGAAAGCCGATATTCGGCCACTTCCATCTTGGCACTGGATTTACCGCCCATCGCCATCTCCTACTCGACGGCGAGCAACCTCGACGACTTGGATACCGTAGGCATCGCCAGTCGCGAGCAGCTTCGAAGCGGGTATCCCTTCATCCAGGAAGGCGCGGAAGTCCAGCTTGTAACGTTCGAACCATTGCTTGGCGCCGCGCACACAATGGCCGGCGCCGCGCACGTCGTCGATGGTCACGGTGAAATCGTCGCTCATGCGTCCACCTTGAACTTGTAGATGTCCTTCTCGCCGTACCAGAGGATGTTTGAACTCTTGATGGTCACCTTGCCCCATACGTAGGGGATCGGGCGGCCAGCTTCGGCGGTCGGGTATTCGATATCACGGGTCGCGGCGGATGGTTGCTTCGGCTTCGGGGAAATCAGGTATGCGATCACCTGCAAAGCCAGCGCGACAACGAATGCAGTTAAAAAGTCCATGGCTTACTTGAAGGGACTGCTGTTCGACATCGGGTTTTTGAGGGGGATCCAAGGCATCCCGCCGTAATTCAGGATGTTACTGTGACTTGCGCATCCCGTCATCGAATGGTCGCATCCGCGCACCAGGTTGACCGTCATGCCGGCGGACATTCCGGTCGGCACGCCTGAAAGAAGGTATGACCCGCCGACAACCTTAATGATGGTACGGACTTCCTGACGGCCGTTCGGCTGTGTCCACTCGACCATACCACCCTCGTGCTCGTATGCGCCTGTCACAGACAAGGTTACGAGGGTGCCGTTGATCACTTGAACGGTGGCGGCGACGGTCGCAGCGGCCTTGTTTGCCCGGCAAGTGCGCGGGTCGTAGAGTACGTGAGGGCAGCCATACTGATAGTTTCGGCGCAGCCCTGGGCGCTTGAGCGAAGTGGTGATCGGCTCGCACGTCAGCGCCGCCTCGCGGTTCGTCCAGCGGCAATTGAGGACGCGGCCCGACCATATCAGCCGGAAGTCCTTGTCTGCGTCGTTTACATGCCCTTGTCGGATTTCGACGGTGACCACCGAGGACGGGGCGTAGACGCGAAACAACTCAGGTACGTCGCCAGAGCCGGGCATGTTGATCGTAAGCGCGGCCTTGTCGAGGGTACCGGTGATGGTGATCGGTCCGCGCTTGATAGGAATTGGCGTGTAGGTGATCGCGCCGACTTGGATTTCAACCTCGCCGTCCGTGTATGCGTAATATTGCTCAGAAGCGGCGCCGTACCTGAATATGTACAGTTCGACGGGCTGGCCGCGCTCGACGCTGGTTTCGTAGGTGGCAAAGCTCATGTCTCAATATCCGGCCGGGTCTGCATGCTGACACGGTACTGAGCTACTTCATCACTCAGCCACTCGATTGTCAGGATGTCTGAAGCGAAGCGGCATGGCAACAACCAGGAGATCATCGTGATCTCGGAAAGCGGGATGCTGTGCGACCACTCCGTGCCAACATCGACGATTGTATCCTCGCCGGATACCGTCAGCGCCGCTACTGGCCGGATGATGCTGGTGCCGTCCGCCAAGATAACGATGATGTGCTTGAATACCTGACTGCCTTCGTACAGCCGCGCGAGGTCAACACCTTGGACGTTGATGAAGCGACTGCCGCTGACAATCTGCGATTTCGGCACGATGTCAGGCTGCCACGTCGGCATGTAGAAAGTGCGCTGGCGCCCTTTCATGCGTCGGAAGAATCGCTCGATCTCGGTCGCTTCGGCGCGATTGCGAGACAAAAAGGTAGCCTGGACGACGCGATGGCGGAAGTCATACATGCTGTAGAAGTCAGCCTTCCCGCGGCCGTAATCGATGACTTCCATATCCCCTCTGAACGTGACAGACGGGGAATTCGCCCAGTTCGGCTTGCGCATGAATAACTCACGGCCGTTGTAGCTCGCAAACGGCGTGCCGTCATTCAGGTTCTGCTCACTGGTCGGCGTGACGTTGTATTTGAACGAGAATTGCGTGACCTGGCTTGTCAGGTTTGTCGTCGCCTGCTCGGTTTCGACGCGACCAGGTAAGCCGGGATGTATCAGCGTGCCTTCAGGCCACACGTCGGAACCACCAGACGTGAAAGTCACTTCCGTTCCGTCTATCGACTCGACGATGCGCATGCCGTGGCGGTCGCCAGATCGCAGGACGGCGTAAGCGCCAACCTTCAACCAGTCGGGCACTGAATCGACAAGGACAAGGCGGTCTCCCGCCTGCATAGTCGAAAGGCAGGTAACCGAGCGCGTCAGTTCCGGCATCACGAAGCCTTTGTCCTGCCAGGCGTCCATCGTGGCCCGTAAGCGCCAGGCTTTGTCATTCGTAGCCGTCACGCTGAACTCGACTGACTTGCGCGGGGTTATGCGAAGGGCTCGGCGCTGTTCGGAGCCGGATCGACTGGTGATTATCTCCGTCTTAAACTCGTAGGAAACCCTGTATCCACCGTCCCAGCTAGGCAGCAGACTCCACAGTTCGGACCGAATGCCGCCGACCTTCAGGCGCATCGTGCGCACGTCGAACACGAAGTCATACGTGGCGTCGATGGCAGCCGGCCCATTCGGGTCTGCCGTTAACGTGAAGAGCGTGAATTGCAGAGGCAGGTACGTCGAAGTGGGCGGCGTCGGGTTCGTTAGCGTTAGGCCCTGGTCGCCGATAACCTGAATGTCTTCCAGAGTGACAGGACGCAGGTATGCATTCCAGATAAAGAACGTCCTCGTCGTCTCGGCGACCACGGCGCCGAAGTCGATGCCCTGCGGGATGAGGAAGATGTTGTCGTAAAAATGCTCCTTGTACGTACCGGCCAAGAGAGCGTCTCCGTAGTTCGGAACGACGGTAGGCACGATGGGGTCCGGGTCGCCAGGTGCGGCTTTATCCGTAAACATGGCCCGGTTCACGCGCCAAAACGTATCCGTGCGCTCATACACGGACTGGCTCAAACTGGTCGTCAGGCCGATGGGGGACATCGGCAATGCGATGGCGGTATCTGCCATTTCAATCATTCACCAAGAATGCGTAGCCATAGATGCCGGACGTTTCGACATTACCGGTGGTCGTATTCGGACCTTTCCTTCGGCAAGGGTATACGCGCCATTCGGATCCATCCGGGAGGGTCACGAGCTGGCCAGGGGCGAAGTTCTGCAAGGACGCTGCGCGAACGCCAGCGGGCGTTCCGATTGGTATCCAATAATCGTCCGTTTGCGACTGGCTGCCGTAGAACAATTGGATCGGGTTGAACGGGCTGTACCCGCTGAATGCGTTCACTGCTGTAAGCGGAGCCAACATAGCCCGACTGCGGGGACCGCCTTCGATGAATCGCTGCGTCGAAGTATTACGGAGAAAACGCCCCCACTCCCCGTTCAAATTAATACCTCCGCAGTTGTTAGTAATCCGGATACCTATGGGCGTAGGGTACTCGAATAACGAAGGCGTAGCGTAGCCGGTGTAATCTTCGTAATAGTGGGCTAAGTCGATGTCATTGGAATCTCGACATCCGGCAACAATCTCACCGCCGTCGAAGACGCCGAGCTTTTCCAAATAGCCCACATAAAGATGCTTGTAGGAGCCGGGATAGCATTCAACCGCAGCCACGATGAACGGCTCTGCATCAGACCTGCCGAAGAACTCAACCCTGGACGGCGGCCCGCCGCCTGGTTGAAGCAAGCCGGATGTGACAGGCTGGAAGATAGTAACCGACGGCTCATAGCCAGTCGGCGTCGTGCCGCCGGTGAGACCGAGCGTAATAGAGGTGACAAGGCCGCTACCAGCGGCCGTCGCGGTGAAACTGCGGACCTTCCCGGGCGCGGTCAAAGTCGCGACCGAGCCGGACAAGCTGGCGGTCCACCCAGCGAGATCGTTGGCGAATTCAACCATAGCCTCGACGATCTCTTGCGCGTTGGATACGTTATAGGATGCGTAAGCCATAATCGATCAGCCGTTGAGCGCGTAGGCAGCGAAGAAGTCGTTGCCCAGGCGGTTGATGTTCGGAATGCAAAGGTATTCGATCCCGTCGTATTCCAGGATCGTCTCGGCGCTCATGTTAAATCCAGGAACGTGGTACACGCCTTCTAGCACGCCGAGCTGTGCGTTCGCAGGGGATCTCTGACAGATGGTGGCAGGCGTAAGCACGTATTTGCCGTCAAACGTGGTCTGGATTTTCTGAAAGAACGTCTTTCGGTACGATGACATCGAGGATGAGACGTTTTCGTCCAATTGGAATTTCGGACACGAGCCTGGGTTCCATGGTGCGACCGTGCAGTTCTGCTCCTCGCGCCGCCCGGAAGTAGACCAATTTTGAACGTTCGCCCACGTGTTGTCGTATCGAAAGATTTTCAGGTTCGCACTCGTGCCGGGGTCCGCGAAGTGCATCATGGCGTTCGTCACATCCGACCAGCGAAGGCTGGAATCCGCTGCCGTGCCACCAACCGCGAGCGGGTAAGACCAGATGTTCGGCGGGGCGTAAGGCATGATGAATCCGCCATAGCCGACCTGGTACGTCGTGCTCACGCGCACAATGATGATGAAACGACGGCCGTTCGCGATGAACCAGTACGGCATCGCAAAATCGCCGAAGTGCATCGTCACACCGGAAGACGTATTGGTATGCTCGTCGTAGGTATTGGCGGCCGGGTTCAGTCCGACCACGCCAAGAAGTTCCCATGCGTAACGGTCACTCGCCGGCAACGGAATCCGCCGCAATCCGACGAAGATCTCATCGGAGCCCGCCATGCCGGACCCCTTCAGAACAACGTCCTCGGGCATGGCCGGCATACGCCCGCTGCCGGTCCAAGCGATCTCCCACTCCTGGCCGTCAGCCACGAGATCGCTGTTCGTAGTCAAGAACGAGACAAACCTGTCATACAGGTCCGCGTAGTCCGTCGCTGTGCCTATTTCATACGCCATCTATGCACCCCTCATGCCTGTCCGAGAGCGGCCCTCACGGCGCTCGAATTGGACCGGATGTAGTTGAGTATTGCTTCTTGCCCGACATCGGTATTCATGCCCTGGCTCACGAAGTCGCCCGCGTCGATGGCGTTCACCACCTTCACGTTGACCGCGCCGCCGCCATTGGCGACATGTCGCGGATCATCCCTGGTCAGAACCTCTTCGCCGCGCTCCAAGATGGCCGGCACTTCGTTCGGGGCCAGGCCCGCGATGCCGCCAGTATGATAGCGCACGGCGCTAGCAAACAGACCAGGGCTGACGAACCGCATCGGCCCGCCGGCCCCGACCAGGCCGCCGTCGTGCCTGATCAGGCTGTTGATGCCGCCGGCGATCCAACTGCCGATACCGCCCGAACCAGTAGCCCCGCCGCTGATCAGGTTGAAGATCATTTGCTGAATGATCATCTGCGCGATCTGGCGCAAGAAGTCAGCGGCGAACTTCAGGAAGGCATCGCGGATATCCTCGAACACCTCAGACGCGCTCTTGCTGCCTTCGATGAACGCGCCAATCGCGTCGCCGGCCGTAGCGAACGCATTCGCGGCGCCGCTTGCGAACTGATCGTTGATCGTTTTGGCCTGGATGGTCCTTTCGCTGAGGTTCTGGATAGAGTTTCCGAGGTTTTCCAGCCTGGCGATGGCGATATCGGCCATCGGACCGCCGATGCTTTGCCAGAACTCAATGGCAGACTGAATCGCCTCGCGCAGCCTGTCGTTCACGTCGTTAAGCTGCGATTGCAACGCGGACGCCGCATCGAAGTTGCCCTGATCGCGGTTGAACTCGATCTGTTGCTGAATCTCACGGCGCAGAGCCATCAAGTCATTGACCCGCTTCTCGGCTTGCTCGCGGTCAAACAACTGGCCTTTCAGCTCGGCGTACTTCTTGCCCTGCTCGCTGAGTAGGTCGATGCCTTCCTTGCGAGCCTCATTCGCAATGTACTCTTCGCGCGAGATTGCCTTTCGGCCCTCAGACAACTGAGCTTGCAACTCGTTGATCTTGATCCGGGCCTTCTCGGCAGCCTGCGCGTCGAATGCCTCGCCGGCCAGCTTGGCGAGCCGCTGCGCTTCGTCGGAATAGAAGCGCTCCTGCTGCTTGTGCAGCTCTTCGGCAAACTTCTCAGCGGCCTCTTCGGAATTAAAGATGCCCAGGTGCTTCCCGGTCTGCTGGAACTGCCGGATGGCCTCTTCGTCCGACATGATCCGGCCATCGTCGCTGACGGTCGGGACCAGCGCGACCTTGCCATCCACTTCGACGGAGATCGAGCGAACGGTGCTTATCGTGCCGTCCTCGTTGCGGACTTGCGGGCGCTTGGTCAGGTCGATGTTGCCGCGTTCGAGCATGCCTTCCACGGCCTTGACCGCCGCGCTGATGCCGGCTCGTTCCAGGGCATCGCGGATGTACTTCTCGCGTTCGGTGAGCCCGATCTGCGTGATCTGCTTGTTGAGGTCGGTGACAACCTTCAGGGTCTGATCGACCTTCGACTGGATCTGCTTTTGCGTATTCGCGGCCAGTGCTGCGTTCGGCTGCTCGAACAGAGCGGCCTCGGTGAAACGACGGCGACGGTTGATTCCGCCGTTGTCGCCAGCCAGGCGGCGAACAGCGTCGGCAATCTGTTCCCCAGTGCCGGTCCTGACCGCTTCGATGATGCGCTTCGGCAAGCTCCCGTAGTTGTATGCGATGGACGTGAGCGCTGCCTGCTGCTCGGGCGTAAACGCGCTCCACCGCTCACTGCCGATCTGCGTCTTGATGGTCTCCTGGAACTCGCCGATGCGCCGTACCAAGTCACGCAGGGCGTCCTGCATCGATACGGTCGTCGCCTGGGTGACCTTCTGGATCGTCCGCTCGTCCAGGGTCACGGTATCCGAGCCGTATCCGACGCGGTATCTGCCGTCATTGTCTTTATAAGCCGTGGCGCGGAAACCCTCGAACTCCCGGAGAAGTTGCACGCTCTGGTACAGGGCGTCGCCGCGCTTCGGCTTCAGATCGTTGATGAGGGCTTCGTCGAACGCTCGCTTGACGCCGGCCATGATCGTGGCGGCGCGATCCATGGCTGCGCGTTTCAGCTCTTCCTCGTTTTCTTTCCCCGTAGCGCCATCGAACGCATCTTGCAGTTCTTTGCGAAGCTTTTCGACGTTCTCTTCGAATTCAAGCTGGCGCTTCAACTCGGGAATCATCTTAGCCATGTTTTCCATGGCTTTCGTGTACTTGCCGAGAGCGTCTGCCCCGCGAGTCGCAGCAGTGCTGCTTTCGTCCATTGCGGACGCGAGGCCCAGCAGCTTCCTATCGGCTTCAGTGGCGGCGCCGTTCTTCAGGCGGATTGCGGCTTCGAGCTTCCTGACGGCCTCTTCCGTCTCGACGGCGCTTCCGGCCATCTGAATCAGGCTCGTCGCGACCTTGGCTAGCTCGGGGTGTTCCTTGCCGATATTGTCCAGGCGTTCGCGGAATTCGTTCAGAGGAATGTTACCCTTGCGAGCTTCCTCAACGAGGCGCTGGATTTCCTGGTAGACCGGCTTGAGCGGCGAATCCGAACGCTCAACACGGCTCATGAATGCCCGGCCGAACGGCTGGACGATCTGCTCAAGCTCGCCTTGTAGCTTCTGACGCAGGCGCTTCAGGTCCGCTGCCATTTCCAGCTCGGACATGCCTTTCAGCGCTTCGACCCATTCTTTCGCCGAGCTGGTGCCGTTGTTGTAAGCCTGGGTGATCTTGTTGACATTTTGCTCGACGCGCTTCAGAGCCACGTCGGCTTCGCTCACACGTGTCGCGAGGAAGGTGAATCCGGCTGCCAGGGCCCCGACCAGGATTCCGACCGGACCCGCGAGAGCCGACATCGCGGCCCCCAGGCCGCCGAATCCGGCCGACAAGGCCGTCACAGCGGGGATGCCTGCTCGGAGACCCAGGACGGCAGCTCCGAGGCCCCTGACGGCAGCTCCTGCCCCGCCAGCCGCAGTGACCGTGGTGGCGAATGCGGCACCGAGCTGCATGATATAGCTCGCAGCCTTGGCGCTACCGAGTAAAACCAGCGCGGAGATGATCATGTCCATGTTCTTGAGAAGACTCATCAAGAACTTGATCACACCGCCGATTGCCGCGCCAATCCGCTCGAAGTAGACCTCAGCTTCAGGGCGCTTCAGCAGCTCGGTAAGTTCGCGCAGAGCCGCCGTGAACTCGTCGATGACGCCAGAGTCGGCAATCTTGTTCAGAGCGATTGTCAGGGCCGTCTCGAAGCGACCCATCTCGGCCTGAGTGGTCTCAAGGGCCTTAGAGAGCTGACCGCCGAATCGCTTTTCGAGAACGTCGGCGAACTTCAGCAAATACTCCGTCGTCAGCTCGCCGCGCTCCATCATCTTTGACAGCTCGGCGCCGGACACTCCGGCGGCTTCCGCCATCAGGGCGAAAGCGCCCGGGATGTGTTCGCCCAGTTGCTGCCGCAGTTCTTCAGCAGAGATCGTGCCCTTCGACATCATCTGCGTGATGGCAACGAAGGACCGTTCGACCTGCTGCGAATTGAGCTTGAGCACGCGGCCGGCTTCAGACACCGCCGTGAAAATCCGGCGCGTCTCGTCCATCGAGAAGTTCGACGCCTGCGCTGCCACGGCGAATTTCGACCACTCGTTCGCGAGCGACTTCATGCTGAAGCCGAGGCGTTCGGACTCGCTGCGTATCCACTGCATCTCACGAGCGGTCGCCTGCGCGTCACCGCCCGTGACGACGTTCAGGCGCGACTCGACGGCCTGCATGTCCATGCTGGCCTGGATGATGCGGTTCACGCCCTCGATGGCGGCGTACAGGCCCACATAGGTGCTGATCAGCGACAGCACTTCGCCGCGCATACGCTGGTACAGCGACAGCGATCGGCGGGAATTCGCGAACAAGCTCACCAGGGCGCGATCGAGGTTCGTCGCACCGCCAGCGGCGCGGTTGCTCGCCTCCCCGAACTCGCGGGTGGCGGTCGCGTTGCGCTGCGTGACCGACGCTAGTTCGACCATCATGTTGCGAGAGCCGGCCAGGGCGGCACGTGCGCGTTCCTGCGCGGCGGCGATATCCTGCTGGCTGGCGCCCTGCGTGCGCAGCACGCGGGTGTACTGCTCGATGGCGACCTGAAGTTCGGTATATGCCTGCTTGTTGGCACGGGCGACCTGTTGCAACCGGGTCATGTCCGCAACCATCTGACTCGTCGGGACGCCCACGCGGCTGATCTCGGTAGCCAGATCGCGGATCGCCGTCTGAGCCTCACGCCAGCCCGTCTGAGCCGATCCTGCCGCCTCCTGCATCGAACGACGCAGTTCCAGGGACGAGCGCCGCGCGACCGCCTGCGCGGCCTGCTGCTGCTTCGCGGCAGCAGCGGCAGCGGCATCGCCGGCACGCTGTTCAGCCTCGCGTACCTTGTCGAGCGCATTGGCGGCCTGCTCGGCGCCAACCCTCAGATCCTGCAAAGCGTAGTAGGACGCACGAAGATCCCGCTCTTGACGATTGATCGTCTCGGACAGACGGTTTGCCTGCGAGCTGAGTGACTTGTAGGCCGTTTCGACCAGTTTGAGCTGCGCAGCCAGCTCCTTCTTGTCGGCGCCTTCCTTCTGGCTTTCAGCGCGTAGCCGAGCCTGCGCCCGCACCGCGGCTTCCATCTGCGTCAGGATCGACTGATACGCGGCCTGGTTTTCAGCCAGGGCTTTCTCTTGACGCTCGAACGTGGCTGCGGCGCGGTCGGCATCGGAGTTGATCTTGTTGAAGGCGTTGCCGACAGTGGTTGCCAGCCTTGAAAAGTCAGAAAGCGCGTCCCCCGTTTTCTTGGAAGACGCGCTCACGTCATTCTGGATTCCGACCAGATCGGCGAGAGCCTTGTTGATGCCGTCGAGCGCTTTGCTCGCCTCATTCCGCGCTCGTATTACGAGATCGACATCGCCCTTTCTAGTCGCCACTTTCGTTCAACCTTTGAATGCTCTTCTTGAATTCCTTGGCGCCTTCTTTCGAAAGGGCTGAGGAAATCGCGAGTTGGACAAGGATGGCCTGCGTTGCGTGAAACCCGTTTATCCTTGCGACCGCCAGCCGGGACTCGTCCCAAACCATGCCTATCGGGTAGTGCTGAGCATACGGGTGCCCCTCTGCCAGTAACAGGGAGACTTGCCGACGTATGCCCCACATCCACTCCTGAAAATTCAGCTTTTCTTGCTGAACAGGCTGCTGACGGTCTCCACGAACTTTTTTACCGAACTCTCCGTCGCGAAGGTCAACTTCACGATTTTCTGGATCGCTTCAGTCTGTATCGGGAAAGGCAGCGCAAGCGCCGTTTCGAAGCTATCGGGTTCACCAGACGCAACCGCGATAATCTCGGCGGCAACGGCTGGAAACTTCTGAATGAAATCGGCAACCAGAGCGGAAGCGCTCTCAACATCGACTTCGCCCTGCCGGCCATTTGCCAAGAGATCGAAGATGGACGCCAGTTCACCCGAATACTTCACAACGAGGATTCGGAGATCCGAAAAGGAAAGACCCCGGACGCTGAAATAGGCGGCGGCGCCGTCCTCGCCAGCGCCGGGGACTTCCACAGTTTCGGTCGGCAACTTCAAGTCTTTGAGACCCATGCCGACCCCCGATTACGGCGTAGTCGCCGTGGCACGCTTCGTCGCGTACACAGCTTCGTAGCCAGGCCGCTTGAGCACTTCGATAGTGAAGGGGATGACCTGGAATTCATCACTCTTCAGCGCGAAGTCGCCGTTCGGCGCGATCTTCACATGCGGCCAGAAGTAGTCGATCTGCTCGCCGGTCGGGTTCCGGGCGATATAGCGCAGCTCGCCTTCCACGGCTTGCGAGCCCGACACCACCAGCTCGCGCGTCGAAGCGGTCACGTCATAGGTAACGACGAGGTTCGTGCCGTCGGTGATATCGCCGCCCTTCAGGATCTCGATGCGGCCGAGCTGAAGATCAACCTGGTAGTCCTGACCGACAACGAACGTGTTCGCCGTAGGCGTGGCGTCGTCCGTTACCACAACGTTCGTCACCAGACGCACGCCAGTCGGGTTCGCCTGGGTGGCGCCGAGCTGGTAGAACAGACCCTGTTGCACGTCTTCGAACGTTTCCGACACAGCGGTGGCGCTCGCTTGCGTCAGGACATCCTTGTCGCCGAAGAAAAACAGCGCCAAGTTCTCGGGCGAGATGTTGTCGGTCGAGAACGAGCCGGTGCGGTTCGTTTGCAGGATGACGGACGCATCCTTCTCGCGAACGCCGCGGTCGCTGTTGTAGTGGTCCAAAGTTTCGGACTCAAAGGTGAAGGACACCTCGGGAGTGTTCCCGAAGTAACGCTCACCGATACCCACCATCGTGCCGATTCTGAACTTGTTGAAATAAAGTTCCCCACGGCCAAGGGTATAGTTCATCGGATCTGCCATGATTGCCTCACGTTAGACAAAGAAAGAAAAGGATGGACTCACCCTCTGCTAAGCGTAGGGATCGGCCATATTTTCCGCTATTTCTAGCGAAACTGACAACAGAAAGTTGGCATACGCATTGACATGTTCTTCGGCCGGTCGAACGACATGCGAGCCGATGATCAAGTCGGTGACGCGCCCGTCCATTCCGAGCACGCTGTTGCCGCCGCGCCCGAGCATCTTCTTCCTCTCTTCGGCAAGAACCTTCTTCACGTCAGCGAGAAGGAAGTGCGCAGGGTCAGTCGGGTTTTCCTTGTCGTCGTCCACCCAGCCTTGAACCATCAAGCGCCAGCGTCCTTTCCAGTACGTACCGGCGGCCGGAACAAGATCCGGCTCGTCAGGCAGCGGCGCTTCCAAGACAGACACGAGCGGGATGGGGTCGCCATCGCCGAAGAATAGCCTGCCGCGGAATACGCAATCACTGAGATCGTAATTGTAGCCGTTCGCTGGCGTGATGCCTTGCAGCACGCTCGTCAGGGCTTGCAGCACTCGCAGGCGAAAAGGGATATCTGCCATTACAGACCCTCGACATCCAATAGTCGCAAGAATTCGGCCGTCAGGAAGTCTTGGACTTCGGGACCGATGTCCTCACGCACGGTTCGGAAAACTTGGTTCACAGACGGGCCGTAGAGCAGCCAAACATTGTGGTCCAACTGCGCCGCGGCGCGGGTATTGCGCGGCCGCTGGCCGGGCTTCAGGCGGATCGCCACGCCCAGGTTGAACTTCGTGTCGGTACGCTCCCGGCCCGCCCTCAGCTTGACGAAGAAAGCCCCGCGCAAAAACTGAGCGGCGCCGGGCTTGACCTCGACCGTCAAGCCGCCTTTCGCGCGGGCAGCAGATGCCGAATTCTCGCGGGCAAAGCGGGCGAGGGACGTGGGCCGGAAGCGACCAGTGATGACGGCTTCGAGGTTGTCTCCGACCGCCTTCTGCTTGATGTACAGCCTGGCGTCCTGGCCGGTGAGGTAACTGGCCGGGAACGCCACCTGCTCACGCATGCGTCTTGCAGCCTGGGCGCGAGCACGCTCAGCAGCCCGGTTGATCGCCATCCTGGCATACCGAGCGATCTTTTCGGGAGCTTCGCTCAGGTCGGGAAGCTCGCCGAGGCCATCCAGGGAAATCTCGTATGCGTTCACGGCGTAGACCCCGGAACAGGCGGCAAGCCTGCGTCCTGGTATTGCTTCTTCGACAACAAAGTCACTTCCGCCGTGACGGTGATGTCGTCTGGCGGAAGCGTATTGTCGATGGCGTAGGCTTCGCCGGGCTGTAAATAGACAATGGCGTTGCGGGTAAGCTCGATGCCGGCCTCATCCAGTTCGGGGCGCATGAAGATGAGCCGAGGCTTCACAGCCTGCATCTCAGCCCATCCCATACTCCGATCATCGCCGATCAGCGTGAACTTCGTATGCAGACGAACGCGAACGTCGGCCGGAGATGCGCCAGGCGACGTGTAGTATTTCGCCGGGATGTGCATCACATCGTGAACGATGCGCCGCGCTTCCCGCTTCTGTTCGCGCCAATCCGACATTACCCGTGCCTCACAACTGCTCGTCGTCGTCAGCCTGCGCCGCTTCGATGGCAGCGATGAGATCGCCCTTCGAAGCGTTCGAAGCGACGGACAAACCGAGCGACTTGGCCTTGGCGACCAGTTTCGCCTTGGTCAGCTCGGACAGATCGACATCGGCCTCATCGTCACCTTCAACGGGCGTTTCGGGCGCAGGCTGTTCGACCACAGAGGGGGCTGCCTGTTCGGGCGCCTTGACTTCCTCAATGGATTGCGGGCGGATCCGGATCAGATCGGCAATCTCTTTCTCGGTGAAGGGGAACACCTTGCCGATTTCCGGGTAGACGAATTTCCCGTTACGGACGACGACGATCCCTTCCTTGGCAATATACTGGGCCACGACTGACTCCTGGAATTATGGTTCACGCATATGGGGACGGCCCGCCGAAGCGGACCGTCACCATACGTCACATCAGGCAGCGCCGACGATCAGCGTGAAGCTGGCGTTGGGCTCGACCGGGACCATGAGCGGAGCGCTCTGCGTCATCGTGTAGGTGACGGCGGGGTCCTCGGAGTCCCACATCTTCGGGAACATTTCGAGCGGTTGCAAGCCCGCACGCTTGTCCATGATGGCGCCGAAGCAGCGAACGCCTTGGATTCCGGGACCCGTGCCGACAACGGCGTAAGGGTTCAGGATGTCTTGCAGCGTGCCGTTTTCGTCGCGGTACTTCTGGCTGTAGGTCCACAGTTCCAGCGTACCCATGCCGTTCTGACCCGAGATGCGACCGCGGAATTCCATCGGAGTGCCTTCCGCAATGGCGCGGTTGTACTCCGAGTCGCTTCCCCGGTAACGGGTGTCGAGCAGATCACGGACTTCTTCGTGCGCGGTGAACAGGCGCCAGGCTTCCAGGCCGAAGGTCAGCCGGGTGATGGTGCTGCTGGCGAGGTCATGCACGCGGCGGCGCATTTCCTCGATATTTTGCAGCGGCTTGGCGTTGGTCAAGTCCGACCACACGGCGGTGCCCGTCAGCGTGACCGTCAGCGTGTTGTCACGGCCGAAGATGACGGTCTGAGCCGGATAGTCCGGGCTAGCGATGGTGACTTGCCCGTCGATGATCGCGCGAGCAGCCAACCATTCCCAGCGGTTTTCGATGGAAATGCGTTCGAGACGCAGGTTCTCAGCCACGCAGGCATCGTAGCGCTGCTGGGCAGAAAGGCTGCCGCCGAGCAGCTCACCGGCACGACGCGGGATTGCGCGGCTCGGGTCCACCACGTGCTTCGGCTTGACGTAAGCCGGCTTAAACGTCTTGGTGGTGTAGCCGTGGTTGCGCATCACGCGACCTTGGACGTTCGGGGCGACGAACGGAGCCAGCTCGCGGGTGCCGTCGGTCACTTGGTCGAACAGGATTTCCTCGCGGTCGGAAGTGACCACGCGAGGGAAGTAGTTCAACCAGTACGGAGTGATGCCTTCCTGCTTGCGCAGAACTTGCAGCAGCTCAACGGTGTCGTAGATTTCATATGCCATCTTGATTCTCCTGAAGCCGTACAGCGATTAGTATTCGGCGCCGTACAGCGAGCCGATTTGGATCTCGGTGCCTTTGAACACCATCTGGCGTGCTGCGAGAGTGGTGACCGATGCGGGCCAAACCAGCGCCTCATGGTTGAAATAGGCGCTGACATAGTACGGAATTGCACCAGTCGAGCCTGCGGCCGTCGTTATGCCTTGCGCCGCAACGCCGACAGCCACTTCGGAGCCATCCTCGCCTTCAGGATCGTAAGGAACGATCTGGCCGTTCTCGTTCATAGCGACCACTTGGAACTGCTTGATCTCCGTGCTCGCCGGAACGACGCCGTTGTTGGTCACAATTTCCTTCTCGCCAGCGAAAAGCTGGAACGGGGTGTATCCGCCCTGCGTACCGTTGCCGGCCAGGTTGTTCGGGTAGGGAGTCATTGCCATGAGAGTTCTCCTAGATAGAGATGCGGCCGATTACTGGATCTTGATGCCAGTCGCGGCGGCTTGCGCGGCGAGGATGCGAGAAGCGCGGGACGCCTTGTCATCCGTAGTGGGCGCGTCGGAGTTGCCGGCGCCGACGTTCGGATTCCCGGAAGCGTCCATCGCTGCGGCGAAAGGGCTCGGGTCCTTCGCGGGAGCCGCCGCTTCCGGGGACTTCTCGGGAGCAGCGGCTGCGAGGATCGCCTTGGCGGCGTCCACCGACAGGTCGGTGTTCAGCGCCAAGTGGTTCGCCAGGTTGGCCTTACCCTTGGCCTCATCGCAGTTCATGATCGCGCTCATGCGCTCGCGTTCGGCCTGGCGGGCGGAAGCCGCGATGGCCGCTTGATCGACGGGCTGCTGCTGGCTTTCCGCGCCCGGCTGGGTGTTTTCCTTGGACATTGCAAACTCCTGTTGGTCATTCGAGCCGGAAAGCTCGTCGAGGTACGCAGCAACCGCCGCGGACGGCGTTTGCACAGCGTCAATGAGGCCAAGCGCAAGAGCGTCATCGGCGTCGTAAACCTGCGCCTCAGTCTCTTTCACCGCTTTGGCCGAAAGATTGCGATTGCGGGCCACGCTATTCACGAATACCGCATAGCTCTTGTCGATGCTCGCCTGGATATTCTTCTTCACATCCGGGGACAACGCTTCGAACGGATTGCCATCCACCTTGTGCTTGCCGGCATGAATGAACGTGACTTCGATACCTAAATCCTTGAGCATCGGGCCCATATTCACGTGCATGGCGACAACGCCGATGCTGCCGGCACCGCCAGACGGAACGACAACCATGCGAGACGCCGCGCTACCGATGGCGTATGCCGCCGAATAGGCGCTGGCATCAACCATGGCGAGCGACGGCTTCTTCGAGCGCGACTCATAGATCATGTCGGCCGTCTCGAAACAGCCGGCGACCATGCCGCCGTAGCTATTTACGTCGAAAACGATCAAGCTCACGTCGTCGTCAGCCAAGGCTGCGTTGAGCTGCGACCGGATGAAATTGTAGCCGGTCGCAAATCCCCACGAGTACGAGAATCGGTTCACGAGAACACCGTGAACGGGGATGATCGCCACGCCGTTGGAAAACGCGAAAGGCTTGTCGGAACGGCTCTCGGCCAGGCCGTAGGCCGCGCACAGCTCGCTCTTGCGATATTCCCACGCAGCCTCTTCCAGGCCCGTGTCGGCGTCAGCTAGTTCCTGCAACGCGGAAGCGAGCCCGGTGTAGTGAGGCGCGATCATCGCCGCCTTCATATTCAGGCCATCAATGATCGCGCGAACGTTCGGACGCGCAGCCTTTCGGGTTGGCGTGCTCATTCGTCTTCCTCAGAAGTAGATTTCGTGTCATCCGAGTTCTCGGTGTCCTCGGTCATCGTGTTCTTGCTGTCGCCGGCGCCAGGCCGGGTGGCGTCCATCGAGAAGGACAGCGAAAGCTTCTCGATGACGCCTTCTTCGCGAGCGCGTTGCGCAAAAACTTCGCGCCAGTCCTTGCCGAGCTTCGAGACTTCTTCCTCGTAGGTGGACAGGCCGGACTTGATGCGCATGATCGCGGCTTGCGTTTCCTTCAGCTCGTCGATCTGTCCGCGGCTGGCTCCGATCCAGGTGCATGCGCAGTACGCATCCCGCATGATCGGGCTTTCGTAGAAATGCGCCCAGTTCTTCCCGGGCGGCATCGGAACGTTGCCAGCGTTGATCTCTTCTTCCAGTACGAGCGCATAGACGGCCGAGGCGAAGCGGTCGGCCACGGCCTTCTTCCGAGCTTGCATGAAGCGCCACGTGTTGATGGCGCTGGCACGCGAGGACGAGTAGCTGGTCTTGCTGTAGTCGCGAGACAGCTCTTCGTAGGACACGCCCAGGCCAGCGGCGATATAGCGCAGCAGCGACTCTTCGAACGCCGTGCCGACGCCGCCGGGCGTACCCATAGGCGTCATGTTCAACTTCGTGCCGGGGAACAGATGCGGGATCTTAGCGCCATCAAGCTTGATGTTGTTCGCAGAGCCCAGGTACGAGTTCAGCGCTTCCATGTACGCGCCGACCGTCTTAATCCAGGCGTTCGGATCCTGGCCGCCCAAGTTCTGGTACACGATGTCGGGCGGAAGCTCGGACTCGATGGCGGCGGCGAACGAGGCGTTGATCACCGCGTTCTGCAAGGTGACTTCCTGGAAGCTCTTCGTCATCCGCATCTGCTTGAGCACGCTTACCATCTCAGCGATGCCGCGAGACTGGTCGGGCAGAAGCTGCTCGATGATATGGATGACCTGGCGACGCCCCCACGGCTTGTACGCGGGCACGATCTTCCAGGTGTACGCCTTGTCGTCGTAGTCCTCGGTCGGGTAGGCGTTGCGGAAGGCGTATTTGACCGGGCGGCCGTAGATGTCCTTGTAAACGCCACGACGCCAGTTACGATCATCCGGCATGCCGTCCGGGTTACACAAACGGTCCGGCGATACAAGCTGAATCGCCGTGCGCAACGGCCGATCCAGGCCGCGCAGCCACTCAGCGGTGGCGAGCACTTCGCCAGTGAGAACGAAGCCGCCGACGGCCAATCGCACGAGAGAGGTGAACGTGTTGACCCTCGACGCATCCAGCCAGCAGTGATCGGATTCGGCCAGTAGGTTGAAGCGGGCCTCGACGACTTCCTGGAACTCGTCGGCCCAGCCCTCGGGCGCCCCGATCACCTTCCAGTTCGGCGTAGCGTTCAGCCGGTAGAAAGCGCCGACGATACTGTCCTTGTGGACATTGACGGCGCCCATGGCATAGCCGTCGTTCCACGCCATGTCGCGGCCACGAGCGTCGGCGCGAGGCTTGGCGACATTGATCACCTGGTCCGGCGAGCGCATCGACGGATTCCAGGCCATCGTCTCGCGGCTTGTGCGCTCGGCGCCTTGCAGGCCACCGCCCATCGCTAGGGGTTCGACCCGAGACGCCGGGGCGATAACGACACGGCGGGTTTTAGCGACGGCAGCTTCCATATCAGAAAATGAAAGCGAAAGGTTTACGCGGCAGCGGGGTAGCAGCGGCCGCACACTCAGCTTCGAGCTGCTGGATGTACGCTTGCAGTCGGCTGGCGTTCGCCACGGCGAACTCGACGCGCTCGCCGTTCTGGTCAACAGTGACGCGAACGGCCTTGCCCGTCACCAGGCGATGGTACGCCTCGCGAGCTGCCTCAAGTTTCTCTTGTTGACACGCCATGTTTGTTGTCACCGTAGACGCAGTTATTCCAGCCGAACAACCAAGTTCAGGCTGGATGGTACATCAAATTCTCGTTGTTGCACAAATGCATATAGTGCCAATCAATGAACTTTGATCGAATTTGATGAGATTTCATGTTTCACGCCAACGACTCGGCCAGCTTCGAAAAGTCGTAGTTCTGCGTTACGGGCTCGAAGCGCTGCTTCTGGTTCGGCGCCGTCACGAGCGTGTTCTGGTCCCAGTCCTGCGCCCAGCTTGGCGGGTTCGACCAGTCTATTTGCTCGATGCCGATCAGCGGCGAGATGCAAAGCGCAAGCGCATAGTACGACAAATCCCATGCTTCGTTTCGGGCGTCACGCGGGTTGTCCCAGCCGCTCGGCGTGCGGACCTCAACGCACAACTCGGTGAAGACGAAATCGGGAAGCCAGTTCGGAAGCCGATACATGCCCTTGCCCGGCGCCAGGCATTCCATGCGGTGCGCGAGCATGTCTTTCACGGTGTTCGAGCCGATCATCAGCACTGGCACGTCGCCGCGAGCAACAGCAAACCTATCCTTGCGGTTCGAATCCGGGTACGTAATCCGCGTGCGCGGGGCGTTCGGCGCTGAATCGCCCTTGAGCAGGTGGAAACGGCCTGACATGCCGGCCTGGCGCAGCTTACGGAAGTAGTTGTAAGCGTTGCCCGTCACGCCGGCACGGCCGCCTGAATCGCATCCCGTCAGCTTGATCATCATGCGTCGTCCTGAGCCGTCGGCCAGGGGGTACGAGCGCTCAAGAACTTCCTCGGTGATGCGGTCCCAGTCCTCAAGATACGCGCCAGGTTTGACCCACAAATGCTCACCAGTCGAGTCCACGCGATGTGACTTCTTGATGTTGAAGCGGTCGATCAGGATCTTGTCGAACGGCTCGCCAGGCAGGATGCCGAACACCTGCACGACGAACATATTGTTCTGCACGTCCACTGTGGCGACGAGGAACCTCACACCCTCGGGCACCATCGGCACGAAGGCGTCGCGGTCGCCCTGGACCAGGCGCTCGACCATGCCGTCCTCGACCTCCGGCGTGAGCGGCAGCAGCGGCATTTCCTCGGCCCGGTTCTTCAGGACCTCGGGCAAGCGCTCGCTTTCGAGCTGCTTCGGCAGGTACGGTTCGCCCAGGTCGTTGTTGTAGAACTTCTTCAGCGCTTCTTCACTGCCCGTCCGCTCGTATTCTTCCTCGGCGGTCAGGTAGTTCATCACCAATTCCTTCCAGGTGATGAAGGCAGCGGCCACGCCGTTGAGCCAGAAAGACGCTATGGCGCTGCGGGGCTCGGGGCCGCGCACGATGCCGTCCTTGTCGATCCACTGGCCATCTTTTAGCCAGATCCCCCACATGTCCATAGTGTTGCGCTGGTGGGGATAAATTTTTTCGTTGCAAAAAGGACACACCAGGCGGACCGTCTCGGCCGCATCGACCTTGTTCGGCAGCGGGTCCCATTCGAGCATTGGAAAGCGGGCCTCGAAATACTGGTCGCAATGCGGGCAAGGCCAATAGCGTCGGCGGCGGTCGCCGCGGTTGTAAAGCGCCAGGATGCCGGTCGCTGGCGGAGCCTCGTGCTTGGTAGCCGGGATGTGCTTCGGGTCCGTGATCGGCTTCGACGGCGAGGACTCGGCCAGGGTCATGGCGAACGAACCGAACGTGGTGGCCCGTTTGCTTGCCAGGTCGAACGGGTTGCCGTCGCCGCCGATATCGTCGTCCATCCGGTCGAAGTCAGTCAGGGCGATGCGCGGGATCGGGCGACCGGCGAATTCCGTCACGGACGGGTGCGACAGCGAGAGCATGATGCCCGAGTCGTACAGCTTGTCGAACTTGTTGTCTGCGTCGCGCTTTTTGAGCAGCCGCGCCCCGATCTCTGGGCTATCTCGATGCAGGCGGTCAATACGACGCATCGAGAAGTCGCGAGCCGCGCCCTTCGTCGGCGAGTAGATGATCATGTCCATCGGGTCCACCTTCACGGTGTAGGCGACCCAGTTCAGAATCAAACTCTGCGTCTTGCCGGACTGCGCGGGGCCGACGAAGATGACGGCCTTCTTGTCACGAGCCGTCAGCGTGTCCATCGGCTCCTGCATGTACCAGGCCATCGAGTTGCGGTACGGGCCGATGTACGAGCCTGGGTTGTTCAGGCGAACGTACTTCTCGGCAGCCTCAGAAACCGACAAGCGTTCAGGGGGACGAAACAACTCAGCGAGCGAGCATACGATCTCGTTGAGGCTGTTAAATCTCTTCCCCCTCATCTTCGTCACTCGGGTCTTTCCAGTCGTGCTCGTTTCGTCGGTGTTGCTCATGCTGGAATCGCTTGATCAGATTGTCGGCCAGGTCGTTGAGCAGGCCGTCGGTCAACTGCTGAAGGATTGTGCGCTGCCTGTCGCTCAGCTCGGTCGCACGCTCGACGCGATCCTGCATCAGCTTGATTGTCATCGCGCAGGTCTTGAACACCTCGCTCAGCGTCTCGATCACGTCACCCGTGCGCCACAAGTCGCCATTGTCCTCTTCGAACTTCAGGCGGGCGCTCTGCGCCGACCAGTATTCCTTCGTCAGCGTCGGCGGGAGATCCTTCGGGTGCATCCGTTTGATCGCGTCCGTCACGTCCTGGCGCGACGGCGGAATCAAGTACGGCGCTACGTCCTTCACCCGGTAGATCGGATACGTCATCCGCTCGCCGCACGGCGCTACGTGCGCGATCCGGCGCGACACGTCACGGTTGTCAAGATCGAACAGGGTAGCAAGCTGCGAAATGCTGCACCCCTCGTAAAGCATGGCGCGGCTTTCTTCATCAAGCAGCTTCGCGCCAAGGCCAATGGCACGAGGCTTTCTCATCCCTCATCCTTCGGGTGTTGATTCGCCATTTCGTTGCTACGCAGGGCCGCCAAACCGGCTTCCCGCTTCTGCCTGAAAAATTCGGCGTGAACTTCCTTGTCGATTGCGTAAAACTTCCCGACCTTGAAAGTCGGGACAGGGAAGCGGCCGGCTTTGATGGCATTGTAGGCCGCCCCGATAGTCATGCCGTACTGGTGGCAAACTTCCTTCAGCGGCAGCCAGGGTACGTCGTCTTTCATGTTAGGCCCTCGAAGATCTTGATACGAGTCCGTCCTTCAGCGCCAACCATCCGCGTTGTCCACGGTCCCGCCAACAACATTTTAGGGACCATTACAACATCGGATTGTGCGCTTCAAGCGGCTACTTTACTTTACTGCATCCTAGTTAACAACGCGCAGGGTACGGCCGCGGCGACGAGCCGTTATAACGTTTGATTTTTGCGACGTAACTTCTTGAGGTACGAGAAGAATATCTCCTGAACATCGCGCTTCTGCTTCAGCCCATCCACGACGTGCTCTTCTACTGTCCCCTTGGCGATGATGTGATGCACCACGACCGGATTCGTTTGCCCTTGGCGATCCAATCGACCGATGGTCTGCTGGTAGAGTTCCAGTGACCAGGGGATGTCGAAAAACACAAGATGGTGGCCGCCGTGCTGAAGGTTCAGGCCATGACCGGAGCCCTGCGGGTGAACGAGCAGAATGGGGATCTTGCGCTTGTTCCACTTCGAGACGGCCTTGCCTGTCCGGTCCATCACAACGGCGTCCGGGAAGCACTCTGTCAGGCGCTTCAGCGACGGCTTGAACCAATATGCGACCAGGAGCGGTTCGCCGCACGCCTCTTCGACGATCTGCCGCAATTCCTCGATCTTGTGATCGTGAACCCGGTGCGCGACCCCGTTCTCGTCATAGACAGCGCCCGACGCGAATTGCAAAAGCTTGTTCGACAGAGCGCTGGCCTGCTCGGCCTCGATCTCGGTTCCGTCATCCAGCGTCGTGATGAAGTCCCGCTCCAACGACTTGTACTGCTTCATCTCGTCGTCGGTCAGGTTGACGTAGCGCGGGTTGAATACGGGCGCTTTCAGGTCCTTCAGATAATCCTCTTTCTTCAGGGTCAGGCAGATGTCGGAGATCTTCTCCGTAATCTCACGCTCAGCGCCTTCCCGCAGCTTCCAGGAATACAAGTTCCAACCGCGGACGAAGTAGCGCTCCCTGAACTTGGTGATGCTCGACCCGAGCCGCTTGCCTTGATCAAGCAAATACATCTGAGCGAACAGGCCCATGTAACCTTCGGCCACGGGCGTTGCGGTCAACTGATGCATGCGCTTGATCAGCGGCCGGACGCGGCGAAGCGCCTTGAAACGCTTTGTCTTGTGATCCTTGAGCGAGCTGGACTCGTCGATGATCACCACGTCATACGGCCAGTCTCGGCCCCAGGCGTCAACAAGGAACTCCACCTGCTCGCGGTTGATCAGGTGAACGGACGCCGGATTACGCATCGACGCCTTACGAATCTCGACGCGAGCAACCTTGCGCCTGGCGGCCTCAATCTCGTCACGACGCAGAGCCAAGAACTCCCGAATAACCTGCTTCGTTGCCGACGGCTCCAGGTCAGGGTCGATGCCGCGGCGGATGGCCTCTTCCTTCGCCTCAGCAACGATAGGCGCACGAGCGATGCGGCCCGCCCGTCGGACAGCCTCTTGCAGCTCCTCGTCTCGAATGAGCGCCCACGTGATTGGTGCCGTGTGCTGCCAGCGAGGAATCTCGTCCGGCCAGGTTTGGTTCACAACCCGCAGAGGGCCGATGATCAGCGCCTTGTTGAACTCGAAGCGGCACAGTAGATCGGCGATCAACGTGAGGCTGATGATCGTCTTCCCCATACCGAGATCGACGAAGAGGGCGCTGAAGGGCCGCTCGCGCAGAAAAGGGACGGCGATCTTCGCCTGGTAGTCATGCAGGTCGTCACGAGTGCGCTCGACCAGGGCGAATTTCTCGCGCAGGTATTCGTCGATGTCGAACTTCATAGAAATGCAGCAGAGGCGTCGATATAGGCAGACATGTCGTTATCGTTCGCATAGGGGCGAATAGGTCGGTGAAAGCCCGCTATGGAAAGTACTCGGTCAGGTACGAGCGCCGCATACTTTGGATTAATCTCGCACAACACCGAAGACCTTCCGTGAAGGATCGCTACCCCAGACGTGGTGCCGCTCCCTCCGAAAGGGTCGAGCACGATGTCACCGGGGCGCGAACCGGCCAGGATGCACGGCTCGATAAGGGCAGGCGGGAAAGTGGCGAAGTGCGCGCCCTTATAGGGGCGCGTCGCGACGGTCCAGACGCTGCGGCGGTTGCGTTTGTCGGCCACCAATCGCTCCCCCACAACATGAGTCTCATAGCCCGCAATGGCTTTCCCTGTCCCGTCGTCGTATTTCCCGCGACTCTTGACAGTAACCCCCGCATGGATAGCAGGCTCCTTGATCGCCTCATGGTCGAAAAAGTAGCGCGGCGACTTCGAAAGCAGGAAGATGTACTCGTGCGCCTTGGTGCAGCGGTCGCGCACGCTCTCCGGCATCGGATTTGGCTTGTGCCAGATGATGTCCTGGCGCAGATGCCAGCCGTCGGCTTGCAGCGCGAAGGCTACGCGCCAGGGGATGCCGATCAGGTCTTTCTGCTTTAGGCCGTGGTTTATCTTGCGCGGCGTTGTGGAGTTGTAGGCAGATTCGTTCTTGCTCCCTTCGCGGTATTTTCCGCCACCGCCACCGAGCGTTGACTTTGGCGAACATCCGCCATTATTCGATTGGTTCGCCGCATAGCTATCCCCCAAATTCAGCCACAGCGTACCATCGTCGGCCAGCACGTCCCGCACGGCGCGGAAAACCTCGACCATGTGCTGCACGTATTCATCCGGCGTCTGCTCAAGCCCAAGCTGGCCGTCCACGCCATAGTCGCGCAGCCCGTAGTACGGCGGGCTCGTCACGCAGGTTTGCGCCCGCACTCCATCGGCTGCCATGCGGCGCAGCGATTCACGGCAGTCTCCAATATAGATTTCAGTTCTGATGGATTTCATCGTAGCAACTCATAAGCGTCAGCAAGATTGTCGATCACATGGACTTCGGCGCCGTGCGCCCGCATGTCGCGAACACGCTTGGCCTGTAGCGGGCGCAGGTCTTCCCCGGGTCGCTTGAATTCGATGAACATCACGCGGCCGTCTCGGATGAAAACGTCATCCGGCACGCCATTGAGGCCAGGGGATACGAACTTCGCGACCCACCAGCCACGTCTCCTGGCGTATTCCTTCGCCGGCCTCTCGACCTCGCGTTCGAGGATCGGGTCCGATTCAATTACAAAATCACTCACAGCTCGCTCTCCCTGCGGCACTTGTGGCAAATGCGGTGGCCCTCGGGGACGCTCTCGTATTCGATCCAACGCACACGCGGACTCGGCGGCGCAGCACCGCACAAGGCCACGCCATTCGATAGATCGATGATGTGCAGGTTCTTCTTGTCGGGCAGGCGGGCCAGGCCCTCACCTGAACGGCCGACGAATGCCGGATCGACGAACTGAGCGCCCACGTCCTTCAGAATCCCGTAGGTTTCCCTCGCGTACCAATCGTAATCGATGTCATCGGGCAGCTCGTCAGGCAGCTCCATGATGGGCTTGGCTCCAATGCTCTTCGGAACCATGTTCCCATTAATCTGGTAATGAATGCCTTCCTGCGAGCCCTCGGCATAGTACCAGCGCACGGCCTTGCCCAAGTAACCTTCGTTCTTGGTGACGGCGCCGCCGCGCACCTGGCGGATGGTGACGAACTTGCGTATGTCAGTGCAGGCCCGAATCGTATCTTCCACGGGCTTGCCGTCCTTCAGATACGCCACGGCAGCCTCGACGCATATCTCGGCAGACGGGTTCTTCTTCAAGCCCGATGCCGCCGGTAGGCCCGGGCCTGACGGGGCGTAGGCGCCTTTGAGCTTCACCTTCCCGTCCATCGTAATCGCGATGTAGTTGTTCACATCACGCGAATGCAGAGCCTTGTATCGAGTCTCTTCCGTGCCGAAGCCAGTGTCGCACTCCCAGTCGAAGATGATGGCCTCATACAGGTCCATCTTGTCACGCGGAACGTGGCACACAAAGCCGTCGGTGTTCGCCGACACGACGTGAATCCCGGCCAGCTCCATGCGCTCAATCGCCATCAGGAGCGAGAGTTGCCCAGTGACGGTCACCTGGATCATCAGGTCTGGTGAGTACAGATAGGAATACGGCGAGCCGAGCTTGCCGAACGTCCCGTTCACAAGAATCTTCAGCGACTCAGCTACGGCTTTCTTTCCGGCACGCTTCGCGGCCACACGGCGCTTAACAATCCCCTCGTACACGTCGAGGAAGTGGCGACCGAGATGACGCGGAGCAAGGCGAGTGTTGATCACGATTGCCGGGTAATAGCTCGTCACGTCGCGGTCGATCAGCACGGCATTCTCGTCGCTGTAACGGGAAATGTTTTCCTCTGACGAATGCAGGCCGCCGATGCCGAGGCGATAGACGCTATTGCCCATGGTCACCGTCGCATCCTTCAACACCTTCGGTTCGACCACCTTGCCGTCGTTGCGCACGACAAAGGACGCTCGCCTGATGTTGTTGAACAGATCCTGCATCTGAGGCGTCCTGAAACGCAAGAACTCGGGCGGCCGGTACATGAACGTGCCGGGCCTCACGTCCGGCTTTTTCACACGCTTGCGTGCGATCTGCTCGATGTCGTGCTTGATGACAGCCTCAGCAATCTGAGCGTCCGACTTCGAGCGCAGGTCGATCCCGTACTCGTCGCTCATCTGCATGCGCAGATCGATCTGCTCTTTCAGCTCGTTCCAGAGATCGATGGTAGTCTGAAGGTCGTTGCCGCAATAGCTGACCAGGACTTTGCGCATCGCCGGCGTGATCGACGCATCCGGCTCGATGGGGAGATCCTGCATGCGACGGCTGTGCAGCCGACCGCCGTAAATCTTCAGGCCGGCCTTGCCTGGCGCGACTTCTATGAGGTCTATGTGGTCCAGGTCTTCTGGCACCTGGCAGTCATACGTATCGAAGAACTCCCAGGGCTTAAGGTCGGCCAGGATGATGGAGTCGCTCGCTCTCTTGAGCTGGCCGCAGTTTGCGCCAGCCAGGGCGTAGGAGAGCATCGGTACGTCGTAGTTATTACCGTTGAAGCTGACGACCCGCCACTTGCGCAATATGCGCTCGATCCCCTCGATGTCGAGATGGTGCCCGTCGTACATCTCGAAGTAGCGACTCTTGGCTCCATCGACGCTACGGAAGTAGACGAGGAAGTAATCGCGATAGCACTCGATGTCGAAGACGGCGGTGGGCTTCGGGGCAGTGAAGTTCATAAGAGCGAAGAGGAAAAAGAGGCCCGGCGCATAACCGGGCCAAACCCTCAAGAGAGGACGGGGAATGCTTTCTTACAGATCGTCGTCATCGTCATCGTCGTCATCGTCGCGACGGCGCTTCTTCGGACGGGTATCCATATCGTCGTCGTCCTCGTCACGACGGCGATTCTTCGGACGGGTATCCATATCGTCGTCGTCGCCGAAGCTATCGTCCTCACCCCACACCTCGCCGTCATCAATACGGCCGGAGCCGAACGGCTTGTCGTCACGCTCGAACTTCACTGCGTTGATACCGGCGCACACACGCTTGGGCAGAGGCTTCTTGGAGTTGCGCGACTTGCCGTCGAAGTACCACGGACGAATGAGGGCGCTCACCCAGCAGCCGCCATAGAACTTGTCGTCGATGTCGTCGATGTCGTCCATCACGCGGCCGCGCTCGTCACGCGCCTTCGGACGATACTTGCCGTCGGACGCGGAAATAAGCCAGTGACCGTGCATGTTCTCGTCGTCCTTGTCGTCGCCATCGGTAATGAACCAGCGATCCTTGGGGACCTTGTTTTCGCCCATCACCTCACGGATAGCCTCAACGACAAGCGCCTTCGCTTCAGCGTGAGTTTCCTTCGGCAGCATCAGGACGATGCGCCAACGCTTACGCTTATCACCACCGTCGTCGCTCTCGTCCTCAGACGGAGTGCCCAGGTACGGATACGACGCACGCACGTTCTCGATCTTGATGTACGGATTGCCGTCAGCATCCTTGTACAGAACGGCGTTCTTCACTTCCTTCACGGCTTTCAGATTACTCATTTGCAACCTCACGGGTTCACGGTTTCACAGATCCGGCGCAAACACATCATCGCCGGGGCGCTCATATGCCGGTCGGCTATCGCTTAACGGCACAAGAGTCGGTTTGCCGGGCGGCTTGACCACCACGGATTCAAGAAATTCTACAGCCTCCTTGCGCTTCATTCCACGAGTGCGCAGCAGGTCCTCAGCCTGCGCAGGCGATATGAAGCTGAGCTTGTACAGCTCGGTCCAATGCACGCCCGCTTCGGACAGGCGCTCGATCGCACGCTTCTCGTCACGGAAGAGGCGGTTGGTGCGGGACTCAACCAGCTTGCGGCCGGGAATTTGCTCGCCATTCAGCGCCCGCACTTCGAGTTCGGTGTCGATGGCGGCAAACCAGTTCTCGACCATCGAGCGCAACGGCAGCAGTTGCGCCATGTCTTCCGTGCTCAGCATCGTCGGATGCCTGAAGTCCGGGTCGATGCGGCTATCGCGCAGATCCGACACGGCCTTCTCAATCTCTTCGGCCTCGTACTCGGCCGGCCCGAAGACTCCCTCGTCGATGTCGGCAAGCACCTTAACGTAGGCCGGGCACGTCGCCTTGACCTTGCAGAACTTGCAGCCCTTGTCGGACGGCTGAAGAGGCGCATTGAGCCGCCAGGCGTTGTGTGCCGCTTCCTTCACGCGCTTGGCGAACTTCAGCAGGTCCTTGCGGCTTACCGTCCAATAGTCGAAGTGATCGAGACGCGGCTGGTGAATGCCGATGTCGATCTCCTGGAAATCGTACAGCCAGTCCCACTTGTAGAAGACGCCCAGGGCGTAGAGCATGGCCTGCGAGTTTTTCTCAGCAGTCACCAGGACGCCCTTTCCGTGCTTGTAATCGCGGATCGTCAGCTTGCCGGGCTCGCACGCATAGAAGTCAGCGGTGCCGCCCTGCTTGTCGATTGGCGTCAGCTCCGAGAAGTAGACCTTTTCCTCGACGAAGATGTCGCCCGGGAGATTGATCAGCCGATCAACCGACTCCTGGACTGCATCGAGCATCAGCGAATCGATGGTGATCTCGAACTCGTTCGCACCTTCCTTCATCACCACGACTTCGCCGATGCGATGCCGCGGTGCTTCGCCGGTCTTCAGCCATTCTTCGTGCAAGCTGTGAGCGACGGTGCCCTCGGCAGCCTCGAAGCCGGCCGAATCGGGAGCGAGAAGGTTCGGGATCAACGAGCCTGGGCAGGTCATCCACATCGCAGAGGCCGACGGCGCGAAGATCGAATGCGCGGCCTCGCGATAGTGGCGTGCGATGAAGTCGAGAAGCAAAGCCTCAAACATGGTCACAAGTCCCCGTATCCGAGCCAATCCATCACGACTTCGACGAAGACTTTCGCGGCTTCCGCGTTGATCGCGTTGCCGTAGGCACGCAGGCGTCCCACTCTGGCGGGAGACCCATGAGCCAGCGGGAATGTGCCGGGTCCAACTGGCCGCCAGCGTCCATCCCGGCAGAGCAGCCAGTCAGCATCTCGCCAGAAGCCGTTAACCGGGCCGGGCCTGGCAACATCGCGAATGCCTGCTCGCTCAGAGGCTTGCCCCTGGCCTGCTCCAGTCTCGCCGCCAGGAACCCCTGGGATCCGCTCGCGCTGCGCCAGTCCCGCGCTGCCGGGGTGCTCCAACCGGCCAGCGCCGCGATTTGGTTCAGAGGCCGTCCGGTGTCCCACGGGCGTGCCTCCTTCGCCCCGCGGTTCGCGTCCATCGCCGTGCAGGTCGGCCAGCCCGCGAGTAGCACTTGGTGGCAGAGCTGGACTTGGCCAATCCCATTCCGGTTGCCGAGCTTCGCGTCTACCGTGTTCGGACTGCGCCACCCAGTAAAGACGGTCTCGGACGTGCGGCGCACCGACGCCCGCAGACGGAAACGGGACACACCCGAAGGCGTAGTCCATTGCTTCCAAGTCAGCTTGTACAAGGTCGATCCAAGGCTCTGCGTCCTTACTCGCAACCTGCTCTCCAAAAATGATTGCAGGTCGGCACTCATCGATGAGGTGATTCCAGGCCGGCCAAAGATGCCGCTCGTCAGCAAATCCTGTTCCTTTGCCTGCCGTGCTGAAAGGTTGGCAAGGACACGATCCTGTCCAGACGTGTTTATCGTCCGGCCAGCCTGCCCGACGAAGTGCGTAACTCCAAACTCCGATACCTGCGAAGAAGTGGCATTGGGCATAAGGTTTCAAATCAGACGGATGGACATCTTCAATGCTGCGCTCATCGACATCGCCGGGAGCGATAAGGCCAGCGGAGATCAAGTTTCGAAGCCACTGTGCGGCGAAGGGGTCGATCTCGTTGTAGTAGGCAGGTTTCATCGAATTAGCTGCGGGCGTCGTCTCAGGGTGGCCCGCTGCCCCGTCGGCGGCCGAGGTGGGGCGGGGTCAGCGGTGAGTGCGGGACCGCTGAATGAGCCGCCGACGTGTGGGGATGGACGGCAGAAAGTGGCAGCGGGCCAGCCTGAGACGGCGCCAGGCCGAAGCCTGGGTCGCCGGTCTATCGATCAGAGAGCGTCGTCGTCGCTCGACTCATCGGCTTCCTTCAGTGCCTTCTCGCACGCGGCGATCAGGGCACCATAGTTCTCGGGCTTGAGTTCGGCCAGTTCAGCGGCCTTGCCTGCGGTCTTGATGAGTTCCTTCGCGACCTTGGCACCGAGGGTATCCTTGACCTTCACGGCGGCAGCCTTGGCTTGCTCGAAAGTGTACTTCGGCTTGCTTTCCTCGTCATCCGCGTCGTCGGCAGGCTCGGCCTTGCGAGAGCGCTTGACCTTCTTCTCTTCAGCAGGCTCGGTGTCGGCCTGCGGAGCGACGGCAGCGGGAGCAGCCGCGGAAGCGGCCTTGGCGCCGTTCAGCGCGGCGATGAGTTCTTTGATGGCGGCAGTGTTTTCTTGAAGGGCTTGTTCGAGGCTCATGATTTCTCCGGTTTGAAAATTATCGCAGCGGCGTTGATCAACAACGTCAGAGAGATTAAACAACAAAAAGTGATCGCGTGCAACTGGCGCAACGAGGCAAAAATGTAACAGTGACAGCACGTTGCGTTATGTCGGGTACAATCCGGCGAACTACCATCAAGTGAGGTAAGAGAAATGGAAAATAAGTTCGCACTCCCGAAGTGGCTGGAAACGTTGCCCAAGCACAAGCAGCCCAGGGCGAGAGCCAGGTTCATTACGCAGTTGGCAGCGCTCTACGGGACACCAGACGGGTCGCTCAGCGCACTGTCCAGCGCAATGGGCTATTACGAGCGCACCGTCTCTACGGCGCTCGCGGAAGGCCGCTACGACAGGAACTTCCCCATCAGCTTCATTTCTCGACTCGAATCGCTCATCGGACCGAACATAATCCCGCGTGAATATTTGAACGAAATCTTCAGAGCACCCACCACCGCCGAATCCGACGAACTCTGACGCTCCCACGACAACTTCTCGCGTCCCTCGAAATATGGAAAAAGCAATAGAAGATATCGTCGTGGCGGTGCAGTCTCTTCCAAAGCAGATGCGCGAAGCAAAGCGCTGGCTACTGTGGAAGTCGATTGCAAGCGACAAGCCTGGAAAGAAACCGCGGAAGGTCCCGTTCTACGCCAACGGATTGCCCCGGAACGGCGACATCAGCGATGACGCTGCGCAACTAGTCACGCTCAAAACTGCGCTCAAGGCGCTGCGCTCTGGCAAGTACACCGGGCTCGGCTTCGCACTCGGTCGCGACGAAAACGGCATGTACTGGCAAGGCATCGACCTCGACGACGTTGAAGCGCATGGCCTCGAAGACCTGGTGGAAATCCTGCCCGGGTACGTCGAGCGCTCGCCCAGCGGCAGAGGCTACCACGCCATCGGATATGGCCCGCTGTTCGAAAGCGCCACCAGCAAGACGGCCGGAGTTGAGTTCTATGCCCAGGGCCGATTCTTCACGGTCACCGCTGAGGCACTGAAAGACCCGATCTTCGACGAGTGCGACCCTGTTGACCTGACCCCCTTCATCGAAAAGCACCTGCGCCCGCTCGTCGGGAAGTCAGTTTCGACCGAACTGGCAACCAGGCCGGCCGGCAACGTCAATCTCGACGACTGGGCCGTCCAGGATGAGGCCAACCGCAAGGTCGAAGACCTCAGCTTCGAAGAAATCCGCGCTGCGCTGATGTGCGTCCCGCGCCAGGAAGGCTACGACGCCTGGCTTCAGATCGGCATGGCCCTCTACCACCAGTTCGACGGCGCCAAGGAAGGCCGCCAGCTCTGGCATGAGTGGTCCAAGACGGTCTACGACGAAGACGAATACGACCCGGACGAGATCGACGACAAGTGGCGTCGCGGCAAGCTCGGTGTGGACGGGAAGCGCAAGGTGCCGGTCACCGCACGCCTGATACTGAAGCTCGCCGGCGAAGACGGCAAAGCGGCCATCCGTGAGCTGCGCGGCGAGGAAGAAGCTGCCGATATCGCGGCCCTGCGTGAAGAACTGAAGGCCGCCGAGAGCGAAGAGCAGATCCGCGCAACGGCCGAGAGCGTCAGCAAGACCCGCATGGACGACCTCTCTCGGGAGATGTTCGCCACGGCCATCGTCGAGAAGTTCAAGTCGCTCGGTCTCAAGATCAGCGTCGCCGGCGCACGACGCCTGGTCGCCTACAACGGCGAACTTGGTTCCGTGAAGATCGGCCAGATGATTGGGTCGTTCGCGTTCCCGGACCTGACCAAGGACGACGCGCCCAAGGCGACCTTAACTAACTTCCGGTTCATGCTCGACACCTACGGCGTGACGGCGAAATACAACGTCATGGCGAAGAAGCCCGAGTTCATGATCCCTGGCATGTACGCGGTGGCCGAAGAGTGGGACAACGCGGCGTTTGCCGAGCTGGAAAGCATGTGCGAGCTGAACAACATGAGTTCGAACAAGGCGACCAGCTACGCTTTGCGTGTCGCGGCCGAGAACCCCTACCACCCGGTTGCCGACTGGATCACGGCCAAGCCCTGGGACGGCATGCCGCGGTTGGAGAAGTTCTTCAACACCGTGAAGGTGCAGGAAGGCTACCCGAAGAAGCTACGCGACATCCTGATCTACCGCTGGATGATCTCGGCGGTCGCGGCGATCTTCAACGAGGACGGCTTCGAGTCCCGCGGCGTGCTGGTATTCACGGGCGCACAGAGCATCGGTAAGACGCGCTGGTTCAAGCGCCTCGCCCCGCGCAGCGCCAAAGCGGTCCTGGACGGCGCGATCATCGACCCAGAAAACCGCGACTCCGTGGTGCGGGCGGTCAGCCACTGGATCGTCGAGCTGGGTGAGCTGGACGGACTCTTCAAGAAGGCCGACATCGCCCGCCTGAAGGCGTTCGTGACCATGCCGTTCGACAAGCTGCGCCAGCCGTATGCGAAGGCAGTTTCGCAGTACCAGCGCCGAACGGTCTTCTGCGGGTCGGTCAACGACGCGGCGTTCCTGGTGGACGACACCGGAAACACCCGCTGGTGGACCGTCGCAGTCGAGGCTCTCGACTACCAGCACAAGATCGACATGCAGCAGGTGTGGGCCGAAATCTACGAGCACTACGAGGCCGGCGAGCGCTGGCACCTCTCGAAAGAAGAGGAAGCCATCCTCAACGAGGAAAACCAGAACTACGAAGTGCCGGACCCCATCGAGGAAAAGCTGCGGGCCAAATTCGACTGGGCCAACCAGAACGAAGCAGAGTGGCGGGCAATGACGGCCACGGAGATCCTTCGGGCAATCGGATACGACCACCCGAACAAGGGCCAGGCCGGGTCCATCGGGCGAATCCTGAAGAAGATCACCGGCAAGACCGCAGCTCGCATCGGCAAGCACGGGACTCGCAAGCACCTTGTTCCGCCACTGCTCGGGATGAACGACGACGAAGTGTGGGAAGACGAGGACCCCGCTGCCGGACTGTGACCAGGTGCGCCTGTCACGTTCGTCACGTTCGCCGCCCTTCGGGGCGGTTTTTTTTTTTCGCCGACCAGGTGCGGATCGGCTGACAGTGCTGACAGTACTCGTGTCAGCCGGCCATTACTGTCAGCGGACTGTCAGCCACGCAAAGCCTTATTTCATGCGGGTTTCCAGCTAGGCTGACAGTACTGACAGTAATTTTTAAGATTTATATGTATGAGAGAAAAAAATTAGTAGAAAAATTTTTTGCCTATATATGTTTAGAAAACGCGGTTTTTACTGACAGCGTGTCAGCCGATCCCGCGAAACCCGCATGGTTGCTAGCTTTCCGCCTACTGTCAGTAACTCCGACTTACTGTCAGCCTGACAGTAATTTTCCCGAACTGGCCGGGAACTACAACATAAACATAACAATCTGTTATCAAAGTGGGCCCCGCCACGAGGTTGGTCCGAAAAAAAAAGAGCACCCCGGAAAAAATTCGGCAGAAAATCCTGCATCGCGGCTCTGCGCCCT